TAATGCAGAAGTTGCTGCATCGAATGTTGTTGAACCTGTTGGTTGTAATGCAGCACCATAAGAACCATATGGCGAGAATGTCCAAGTGGTTGGTGATACTGCAGGTGCATAATATGGATTAGGTGATCCATTTTGAAGAGTAGGACTTCCAACTGCGGAAAAAGAACCAGCACTAAAAGTTTGATTACCAGTGACTAAGGTAACACCAGTTCCATTGCCCGTAATAGTCCCATTAGTAAGTGTTCCTGTTTGAGATCCAATATTCCAACCAGATAATGAACCTCCTTCAAAATCTGTTCCAGAGATCGTATCTGCAAATGCTGCTGTTGGCACTCCAAGTAAGAGCACAGACGCTGCAGCGAGCGCCTTTTGCGTGTAATTAGACATAAAAATTCCGTGACTTGATGTTTACTAACAAAAACAAAAGTATTGTTTAAGATTGAAGTATTCACCAAATCACGGAATCGTGAATTGGACTATGTGGATTCAGACCAGTTAAGATCAGTGAATCAGTAATGATTGTTAATATTTATTATCCCTTTTTCCAAGCATCACCTTCTGCCTTTCTTCTACGAGCTAGTCCTGCTTCTACATTAGATCCAGGATTACGGTAGAGGTATAAAGCATCGGGAACTTTGTCCCACTCCTTATTCTTCAGTGTGCGTGTAATAGTGTTGAAGTTATCACCACCATAAAAACCAGCGCCAAGATTATAAGCAAAGGAAAGAAGTGCTCCTCTTTTACCATCAGACATTTCACCCCAGTGTGGGATCTTACGAAGTGATGGAAGAAAGTGCTTCTTACACTCATCAATCAATAGTTCATCTGCTTCTGCTTGAGTAATTTTGTCACCCAAATGAAATGGAGATCCATCTTTCTTACGGGTGCAACCCCAACCAATTGTGATTGGAAGATTACCTGAGAGTGGATCTGGATATGCATTCAATCTGCAACCTTCAAACTCTTTGATGAGTTTAAGTCCCATCATAGACATATCATCACCACTAGTTACAGGAGCTGCAGCGGCAGGTGCTGCTACAGCACTATGCTTTTTTCCTCTAAAAATCTCAGCCCACTCTACATTATCTTCAAGATATTTTGCAGGTAGGTGATCTTCAATCCACTGAACACCCTTTACATGGTTAGGGTTCTTCTCATCATAAAACTTGAAGAAGTTGTGTAAATCTACTTTTGCCATTGTTCTATCTCCTATCAGTGAAAAATACGACCCCAACCATCGTTGCCGCCTGGGCACCAACGATGCTTAAGAACTGCTTTGGTGTAAATGGTCTTCTTACCATTCTCTACTGGACCAGTATAGTTATCATTCAATGAACCATATGGGTCATTGATATAATAACCTTTACCATCTGGAGTAGTACCAATGACTACAACCATGTGCCCGCCAGTAGGTGCAGAAAGAGAACCCCTATGCAGAATACCAATAACAACAGGTTTTCCAGAAGATAAACTCTTATCAATATCAGAAAAAGAAAGATTGTAACTAAAGTGTGACTTAACACCATAGCCTTCAAGAACACGGGTTTGAACCGCATGATCTGTTGAATCGCCAATTGCGAATACTTTTTGAACATAGGCATCATCGCCCTTGGATCCTTTTAACGTGCCTGGTTTAAGATATTCAAGACACATAGCACAACTAGAACTATTACAAGTACGGTGAGCATCTCTATAGTTATCTACTTGATTGAAATAAGGAACTGCCAATACTGCGGGAGTAGGTGGTTTGGTTCTAAAAATTTGTACCCACTCTGTTTCAGAATCGTCCATATATTCAGCAGGAAGGTTATCCTCTAACCATTGAACTGCTGCTACGTGGTCTGCATTCTTGTCATCATAATACTTAAAAAAGTTATGAAGATCTAGGGTCATTGGATATTTTCTAAACACTGAAGATATTTATAAAAAAAGCGCCTCTTTGGGCGCTTTGATTATCATCAAGCAGTAACTTTGACCTTTTGATTTGCAGTTACATATTCAAGAACTTTATCTGGAGTAGTTTCAACGTAAGGATCATCTGCACAGTTATCCTCTTTACCAGGCTCAACAAATAGTTTTTCAACAAGGCAGTTATCAATAACTGCAGCATAGCGCCAAGAACGATAAGCAAATCCAACGTTAAACTTTGAAACAAGCATGTTCATTCCCGAGGTAAATTCTCCATTTCCATCGGGGATCAACTTAACTTTTTCAATTCCCAAAGATTTTCCCCAAGCATTCATAACAAAGGAATCATTTACAGAAACACAATAAATTGCATCAATTCCTTTTGAAATAAATTCAGAATATTTTTCTTCAAATCCAGGAAGTTGATAAGCACTGCATGTTGGAGTAAATGCACCGGGAAGAGAAAAGAGAACAACTCTTTTAAGTTTAAAAAGTTCCTCTGCACTATGGGGAACAAATTCTCCACTTTCGCGGAACATTAAGTCTACTGATGGTACAAACATGATTTTGTCAATAAGTTTCAGAAAGTTGATTTATGGAATGAAAAAGCAGTACGAAAAATGTAATACTAGTAAAAGTAAAAACTAGAGATGACATCACCAAACTCCAGGAATAACTTGACCAGTGACTAAGTATGAACCAACTGCAGCAACAAATCCAATCATTGCTGCCCATCCATTAATACGTTCTGCCTTTTCAGTAAAAATTTTGTTCATTTGAAAAATCTCCTAATGTCTTTTAAATACTTGATAATTTTTTGTAACCTTGTTTTTTTTGTTGTTTCGATTACTGGTTTTCTTTTTGGGTCTGCGGGAATAAATTTGATGTCTGCCCAGATTTCGGTAACCCTTTTAGAATCAAATGGATCCATATTTTTTTAACTTAGAAGATTCCAAAGAACAGTTTACCAGTAAATGTATAAGAAATCAAGCCTGCTACAAAACCCATCATTGCCCAACGACCATTAGCAAGTTCTGCTCTTTCGTTGTGAGTCATCATACCATACTTGATAGCATCTTCATCGGAGATATACATCTTAGGTTCACGAGCGAACATATTTTGTTGCCCGTACTCATTAGTCGTTACAGTCATTTTCCGTTTTGTTACGAAACATTACAACATTATATAGGAAATGTAAAGGGGCGTCAAGCACCCCCCCAACATATCATTCCTTGATTTGATTTACAGCAGCTTGAGATTTTGCTTGAATACCATCCTTGAGAGGAACATATCCAAGATCATCAGCAGATGCCTGCGCCTTATCACTCAACATATAATTGATTGCTTCCCTGATAGACGCTGCCTTCGAACCATTACCAGTCTTATAAGCAAGAACATAAGTCAGTGTTGCAATAGGATACGCACCTTTCGCAGCAGGATTTGGATCCTGTCCTGCAAGGTTCTTATCCAGAGCAATACCATTCAGTGCCTTAGAACCAGAGGCATAGTTAGGAAGAACAAACTCACCAGACTTGTTCTGAACTGCTGCTGCTTTCAGATTACCTTTCACAAAGGATTGGTTAAGATAACCAATTGAACCAGGAGTTGTTGCAAGAACACCAGCAACACCATCATTACCTTTACCACCAATACCAACTTTCCAGTTGACGGATTTACCACTTCCAAGGTTCCATTCTTTAGAGAATGCTTGAAGGGACTCAGTGAACGCAGCAGTGGTTCCAGAACCGTCAGAACGGTGTGCTACGACAATTTTACCAGCAGGGCATCCAAGTTCCTTCCAATTATCAATAGAACCCATAAAGACTGATACTGCTTGTTTCTGAGTGAGTTTCAGTTTGCAGGCAGGATTGTTATAGGCAATTGCAATCGTTCCACCAACGATGGGGATTTGAACCACACCACGGGAAACTTTAGCACGGTCCTTATCAGAGATAGGATCATCAGATGCTGCAAAGGTTACAGTTTCATCAATGAATGCTTTACGACCAGCACCAGAACCAACAGGTTGATAATTTACTTTAGGACCACCCGACTTAGCAAGTTTACTAAACCAGAATTGGTAAATGGGTGCTGGGAATGTAGCGCCTGCAACATTAATGCGATCTGCTGCAAGTGTTGCAGTAGGTGCAAGAAAAATACTAGCAGCAAGAAGAGCTTTGAGTTTCATAAAAATAAGTAACTTCGTAAGAATTATACTATGTGAAAGTTAAATTTGAGTTAAATGTGTCCAAACACCAAAAATCCCCCTTGCGGGGGATAAATGGTATCTATGATTTAGATATCAGAACTTAAAGGTTGTCTGAATCACACCACCCAAACCATTGAAGGTAGGTTGGTTAGCAGCATTCGTGGTTGAATTGCTTGCTCCAGAGGCATAGAACAGAGCAGGAGTAACTGAGATATTGTCAGATACTTGAACCTTGTAGAAGAACTCAGCAAGCCAAGGATCACTACCAGAAGCACCAGCAGAGTTTGCAGGTTGACCAAGAGCAATACCAGCAGCATTACCTTTCACAAAGGCATCATCCCACTGAAGACCAACCATCCAAGAGCGGGAAGATTGTGCTTGTTTCTGAGCAGTGGCACCAGGAGAAGTGGAGTTACCATTAACAAAGTTATAACCGTAACCTACGCTCACAGAAGGAATTGCTCCAGTGGTTTTGGGTTGCCAGTAAGCATTCAATGCTACAGCATTTGAATACTGACCAAGACCAAGAGCACTGCCAGCAACACTATTACCATCACGAACACCAGTTTGAGTAGTGCCATAACGATAACCAGCAGCAACACCCCACTGAGTTGCTTTATAACCAAGTTGGGTCAGAATGTTGATACCAGACTCGGAATTGAATACACCATAGGAACTATCTGAACCTGATGCACCATTCTTACAACCAGCAGTACAAGTTGTATTGGAACTGTTTACGGCAGAACCATTCACAACGTAGTTAGCATTGAAGACAAATCCAGGTTTGCCTTTTGCTACAGGTTGTTTCCATTGTAGACCAACACCTTCACCAGTTGCTTTGTTGTAGACACCACCAGTACCACCAACAGCAAATACATCAAGAATATTTGACTTGTATGCAGAAGGAATCCAAGCCATCTCAGTGTTACGAACCAAAGCACCAATGGTCAATTTGGTTGCTTGATTCTTACCAACAGGGAAGGTATAATAGAGGCGATCAATATAGACTGCATTATTCCAATCTTCTGCTTTATCAAGTTTGAAGATGTTGTTGGTTGAAGTACCGAAAGGATACTTAGAGAAATTACCAGTACGAAGACGAGTACGAAGCAAATCTTGTCCAGTATATGAAGTGTCTAGGTTCAGACGAAGATCATAGTTAAAGGTTGTGTTTCCGTATTGTGGCAATCCAGGGATACCACCAAGAATCATACTTGCTTCACCATTTAGTTTGGTGGTAGTGGAGAATTGTTGTGCCTGAAGGGTACGAACTTTGTTCTCAAGTCCATCAACACGAGCAGTAAGAACGGTTAGTTCTGTGTCAAACTCAGCAAGAAGTTTGCGAAGTTCATCGGTGCTTTCAGTCACACGATCAAGGCAAGCATTCAAAAGTGCCGCTGCCTCAAAACGAGTCAGTGCCTTACCGCCACGGAAAGTTCCGTTGGGATAACCAGCAACGCAACCATATTTCTCAACAAGATTGCTGAGTGCCTGGTATGCCCAATCCGTAGGACGAACATCAGACAATTGAGTGACGCTCGAAACCTGCTCTCCAGTTGAGTATTGATTGACTGCTGACATATTAAGGTCTGCTGCTTGTGCAACAGCAGGAGCAATCATACCCAAAGCAACAGGTGCAAGCATCAGTTGTTTGATTTTCATAAAGTTTGTTTTTTTGTACTAGACGACATTGTGAAGATTTACAACAAGGCAAATCTTCGTTATTTAGGGAGTCTTAAGTGATCCTTAAAATACTTTAACAGATTTCTAAACAATAGTCAATAGTCAATTTGGAGTGGGAAGTTCAACATTTATACTATTAATAGCATTGTAAGCAATGTTTCCCCCAACAAAAACTAAAGGAACGCAGAGCAGAGCAAGAAGAATTACTTTCATTGATTTTTTTTAGAAAGAGAAAGAGCAAGACCAGTTGCAGCAGTTACGCCAGTAAGACCATAAAGACCACCCCAAAGACCAAGCCAAAGAGAATTGTTTCTGTGAATTTGAGAAACTTCGGGTGCTACTTTATGGTACTTATATGCAGCACCATATTCCTGCACATACCAAAGAAAACAGGCGCTAGTCGCAACGGTAGTAACAGTGACGGCAGACGCAAGATAGAACTCAAGAAGTTTTTTCATGAAGTGGAAAATTGGTCATGAATACATTATAAGGTAAAAAACGTAGATCAGACCTATCCAATGGACAGTTCATAAACTGTCTAGATCAGTTGGGCGTTGCTTCAGTGATCCTTCCTAGATAAGGATCATAATCCATCAGACCAGATATATTTAACTGGGCACCAGTCTGCTGCCAGAAGTTTAAAAGTCCATCATGATTAGCTTTGTGAATAGCATCAATATGATCTGGATGGATGGAAGAACCAAGTTCAATCCTATAAAGAAGCAATGGGATACTATAAGTATTTCCAGAATTGTAAATCAAATCGTCTGCAACGGGGCGTGGTTTAACTCCATTATCGAGACGGTACTTGTCACCTTTAACATGGAACTTAAGAAGTTTTTCTGCATGGTGGCGAGTAATCAAATAGCAAGCGGTTGAAAAATCATTCACAAATCTCTTGTGCAGTTTTACATGCAAACTACCTGTACAAATAATTGCAATCTGAACAACATCCCAATCATAAGGGATTTTTGAATAGAAATCATCCCAAGTAAAGTCCCAATACTTGACCAAATCCAAGTTACAATCATCTTCCATGATAATTGCATAAGGACTATTGGAGGTTTCATACCAATGCTTAATTGCTTTTAGGTGAGAAGTGATACAACCAATTTCACCAGAATTCATCATCTCAGGATATCTACCAGAAATAATATTACTTAGATCATCATCCCTACCGTCGTATGCTGAGATGCGAGTATAGTTCTCAATTTCCCAATATTTAAATTGGTACTCCATATAATTTTTTCTATCAGGTTCCCCATCAAGATTAATGTAATAGATGGGTCCAATGTTTTTAAGTTTGTATGCAGATTTGTTCTTATCCATTTTATTAAAAATATTTTTTAAGATATGTTTGATTGGAATAATACTCCAGTAGTTGGTCCTTACTCATCTTTTGGATTTTTTCCCATTCTTGCATGTTAGATACCATGAAAGGATTATTGAACCAAGAATTTTCTCCTCTAGAGTGTTCTAAATGATAAACATAGTTTTCAATCCTACCTACATTATATCCCAATGCAGTGAATCTGTAAAATCTTTCCTTATCTTCTGGAGCGTATGCTTTGAAATTTTCATTTTCCATTCCACCATCAATATAAACTTGGCGATTAAAAAATTGAGCCCATCCAAAATCAGAAGTATGAAGATTGGAATATTTCTCAAGATATTTAAAATCACATGTTTGTAAGAAATGGGAGACTATTTCATCTGTTGCCTTTACCTGCTGCTGATACATTCCCTGCCCATAAGGATAAATTACATCGTGGGTATGATGAAGAATTGATAGGTATGCTTCATGATACGAATCTAAGGGAAGTAAAACATCACAATCATAATTTACAACGATTTCTGTTTTTGCTTCAGCAATCATTTCATTCAGAACTTTCTGACGATGAAAGAGTGGTTCATTACTCTTCTCAAAAATATGAAAGATATGAGTATCAACATCATAAAAATCTTTTAGAACAGGAACAACATCTCTAATAAAAACAGATTCAGAGTCTACCTCTTTGATAATGATGTTTGTATCAAAGTTGTCTATTAAAAATGCTGTTGTTGTAATAACATTACGCAACCTATCTTGAGATTCAATACGAATTGGGATAATAAAAGTAGCTTCTGTTAGATCAAATTTCATCTGGATATCTTCTATCTTTAATAAAGTTACTATGCTTTTCGTAAATATACTCGATTTCTTTTGAATTTACCATCCAACTTCCTTCTTCATGATGAAAATAAGCATCATACTGTGAGTTTTGTTGACTACTAATTCTATCATCATGATCTCTATTAGCTACGAGAACTTCTGGAATAATATTAGGCATTCCATTTTTCCATCTCATTCTATGATAGAACTCGGTATCAAGAAAGAGTTTTAATTTTTCATCAAAATAAACTTTTGATTTGTTCAAAAAAGAAACTACAGAGGGACTGCTTAAAAGATTTCTACCTTCAAGCATGTAATCAGTCCACCTTGGAAGTTTCTCTTCATAGAAATTCTTACCATCTTTAGTCCCACAAAATCCACTAAAAACCCATTTACATTCTTTGTTTTTATACTGCCTATAAATTATTTCTAAAGAATCTTTTCTAACAAAAATATCATCAGAAAACATTATCTTAATAATTCTACCTGTACAATTATCTAAAGCAACATTAATATTTTCACAAGGAACAGATCCTGTGTATTTTACATAAGTAAATTCAAAAAAATCAGAATACTCTTGACAGACATCCAATATCAAATCATTTTTACTTTGGTCAGATACAACAACTTCAAAATTTTGAAATGTTTGTTCCTTTAATGATTCTAGAAGTTCCCTCATCCAGAGAGGTCCATTTTCACCTCTATCATGTGCAGGTATTGCAATTGAAAATTCTTTCATCAGATTCTTTCCCACCTTTCGGGGACAAGATCAGAATCATCCAATTCAGCCTTATCCCCGAACCAATTTTTAGGAGCGATTACTCTTTTAGAATTAGATAACCATGCTCCCCACCAAGAGAATGATGAATTAGCAACAATGTGATAATCACACATCGTCATCAAGCACAGATCAACTACATTACTATTGGATTCGGAAACAAGGAATCTATCAGATTCAAAAATCTCTTGTGCTTTGCACCAACGAACATCGTCAGAAAAAATAACAACAGGAATATCAGCATTAAGTTTGGATAATGCCTCTTCATAATATTCCATTGAACAAATGGGATGATAATCCTGTTTACCCAAATAGTCCCCTCTACGAATATGAAGAGAAATTGCTTCTGTTCCAAAGGAAAACATTTCCTTACATGGTTTTACAATTTCATCTTTAAAGGTGAAGTCTTTTTTAATTTCATCTTCAATGTGAGAAAAATATTTCTCGGATTGAAAAAATCCATAAAGATTAATATTATCCTCACAATTATCAAATAGTTCTTGATCAAAATTGAAACCTTTTTCTTGGATGTAAGGTGCGCCCAAAACTTTTACTTCTTTTACAGACTCAAGTTTAAAGGCATCAAAAAGTTGATGATCTTTTTCTTCGCCAGCTTTTGGTTCTACCCGAAAATCGCTTGGAGGAATGCACCATTCATATTCATGTTTTTCTGCAATTCCCTTCAGTGCAGCATACTGGAACATTTGATTTCCAAGTCTACCGTTTCTACCTAAGTGGTTATAACCAATCATAATTACCTCATCGAATATCCTGAACAAAAAAATGAAAACCAAAAGTATCTACACCGTCATGATGTGGTGATATATGCCTTTCTTTTGAAAATTTAGCCGCAACTTCTATTGGAGCAAACTTACATCCTTGCTCTTCATATATATGCCTATTATGTACACATATATTTCCATCTTCCGAAGTAGATCCATAATTAAAATGCTTATAGAAATCTCCTTGATTAACTTCCCATTCAATATATGCATTCTTAGGAACATCAAGAAGTTTTTTACTTCTAAAAGAAAATCCACCATTACCGACAGAAATATGCTCACCAAAAGGAGTTATGAATGATGCTTCTTCCCATCTCCATGGGGCTCCGATGTAATCGTAGTTGAGCCATTCATTATCCCATTTCCACGGTCTAATAACATACCCATCCGGTTGAACAAGTAAACAATACTCAGTATCGATATGTTGAGTAAGATTATAGATGCAATAATAGTTGTAATCATGGATTGATTCTATCTTGTAACATTGCGAAAATTCAATCCCTCCAGGTAAATTTCCAGGATCTTCATGAGTGATCAATTTAGTTGCGCCAAAGTTAATTCCCTCCATACTTTTTTGGAGGGCATAGACTGCTCCAGGAATATTATTTGATGAAATGCAGAATAAAGTTACATTTGGTAAGTTAATCATTTTTTATTACGTTCAGATTCATTAATTTGTTCATAGTTAAATTTTAAATCTTTTCTAACCATAAAGATATTACCACCTTGTCCCCAAGGACAATCTTGTCCCCAAGGACCTCTAACCAAAAGTCCATGAAGATCTTCATGGAATTCTTCATCAATTGGAGTTAAGAGAGGAAAGTTTTTATCTTCAATTGAAAAAGTATGACCAGGATCTTTCAGATAATAACAATCGTGTGTACTCTGATATTGTTCAACTACACTCCAGACATTATAGTTGTCTAGATCAGGCCAACCTCTTCCATACTCAAATTGGATGTATTTGATATCTTTAATAATATCATAATACTCTAGTATTTCTGGTTCAGATCCCTCAATATCAATTTTTAGATAATCAATTTTTCCAACAATATCACATTCTTCCATAACCTCATCAAACTTTCTAATCTTTACTAGAGATAAATTACTTCCAGTGAATCTATGACGTTGAATGGATTCCATGCGTTCATCATATTCAACTTCTGCATTTTTATTAGAAAGTCCAAAAGCAAAAGTAGATATATTAAATTCTTTATCTTTGATACTTTCGTTCAATTTTTCTATAAAATATTCACTAGTATCAAAAAGATACATTTTAGTGGTTGGACTGATTAATGCATATTCGTAGTTTTCTCTACAACCAATATCCACAAGAACATCAACGTCATCTTTGACTATTTCAAATATTTTTAATTCATAATAAACTTGTGTAACTAGGTCAGTTGAAGACATTTTTTTCCTCAAAAAAATTAATACTTATAATCATAATTATCTCTTTCTTCTATACAAACTGAACTTGGATAAAGATCTCCATCTTTATCCATCCACAACCATTTCTCATCAGAAACAATACTATCCCAAGGTCTCCACCAACCAGTAGACCTAGACCAATCAAACCAATACTTAGGAACTATAACATTTTTCAATTCATTATTAGTCCATATAGGCCAAAAGGCAAAAGTGGACGAAGATATAATTGCGTACTTACATGTATTTAAAATACTGTAATCAATTGAAACTGGACCACCAGGATACTTATACCAAGAAATATTTCCCTGATATTGATCCTTTTCCTCCGAAATTGCAGATCCCACAACTTCAACTCCTGGAATCAATTTCCTAGCAGTATGAGGATCATCCGTAACGATAACAAATTTGATATTAGGATTATTATCTAACATATGCTTCATTGCATTTTGATAATATTCCGAAGGAAGCATAGAACCACCAGTTGTATAATCACCTCCACGAATTTGAATTACACAAATATCTTCAGAAGAATAATCCCTAACTTTATACTTATCATCATAAGATAACCATTCACAAATTTTATCACGATAATCTTCAATATACTTCATTCTTTGAAAATCACCATTTAAATAGGTATTATCCTTAATAGTGAGAAGATTTTCGTCAACATATCCAACTGGTCCTACTGGACCATGAACCCAATGCTCATGGTAATAAGAATCAATCCCTTCAGGAAAAACTTCCGGTACATCAGAATCTGTTTCAATATTTAAATCAATATTCTTACCAAAATCAAAATTAAGAAAAGGTCCACGCCAACCCGGATGACTAATTGCATAATCATATCCAAGACGATCTGCAATAACTCTACAGGTAACCGCTCTCCAAATCTGGTTTCCAAGACCAGCATGTTGATGAATACTTACTGCTAACATGATTAAATCCTATGATATTTGTTACTGTATTTTTTTCTAAGTATAGTTAAACCATTATTCCAAGGAAGAGTTGCCCACTCCCAGAACTGAGGATTAAGTTCTGCAACAGCCCGATAAGGACCACCCCCAGCCCATTGCCCATCTTTTAAAGTTAAATCTGAATGATAAAATGGATCAGTATTTCCATACATTAAATCGTGAAGTAAGATAATACTACTAGGACCTACCAATTCATCAAGAAGTTCTAATTGTTTTTTAACGTGAGGATATGAATGCCAATCATCAACGTAAACAATATCAATTTTTTTATCTTTAGGCCATTGCTCAAGAAACTCAATACTATCTTGTTTGCAGAAAGTATAATTTCCGTTATTTGGTCTAAACTCTGTAGGTGAATTAATATCCACCGACCATAGATGACCATTATTTAATTTTGCTGCTTCATACAAAGGTTCTGTTGTATGCCCTTCTCTAACTCCAAGTTCAACATAAGTTTTACCTTTTGAAGCTAAAGCGATTGAAAAAATTGAAATAATATGTCGGTCAGAATCTAGACCTCCATGCAATGCTTTATTGCAAAAATTATTTAACGAGTTCATTTATGCTTGAATACTTATTTACAATATTATCATAAAAATGAGGAAGGGTCAATCCGTTAAGATTCATAGACTTGACTTTTTGATAGAGATGATCATTTTCTATTAAAAGATTTTCATCTAAATCTTCATATTGATCAACAAAAAGTATCGGATAATCTTTATACAATTCCTCCAAATATGGATGTCTCCGCATTACAGGAACTCTTCTAAGATATATTACTTCCCAATTTCTATGACAGTCTAGTGCATTACCAATTGGACATATTATAAATTTGTGATTTAAAATCTTTTTTAAAAAAGATTCATAATCAACTCTTTCCCTATCAACTAGTGCCCATTTCTTATCTTCAAATATTTCATTAATACCAAGTCTTTCTTTTGGATTAGTATTAATGCTATGGTTTATGTATAAGAGATTTGATGGGTCAAAATCCTTATATTTTTTCATAACAAAATTGAGAATTTGATTCCTATTATCGGATGAATTCATTTGTCTTTGAAGTCCATACGGAGCAGGGATAACTTTACCTCCCCAAGAAACTGCATTTGTAGCAGAAATACACCGTACATTATTCGGAATCAAATCAAATATAAATTCATCTATTGGAGTGTCTTCTAAATTTGTAAAGATTATGAAGTTCATGTCTTTAAAATTAGAACACAAATTTAAAAGATCGCTCGTCTCCATTAAAGATTGGACATATTTTTTATCTTCTGGTTTTACATCTTTAATATCCCTTTTGTAAAGTCTGATATTATCGATAAAAAGAGTCATATAATTACGTCTCTTTTTTATCTCAAATAATTTACTTACAAATTCAAGATTAGTTAAGTTTGCATCTTTCATAAAAGATGTGAAAATATTACCCCATTGCCCAGACTGGTCTCCGAAGGAATAATCACATAATTTGGAAAGTGCTACACCTTCAATTAATTCCATGGTTTAATAAACGAAGAATACTTTTCTTGATTATTCAAGATATATTCTGGAAAACTATCGTCCAAAGGAACTGTAGGATAAACAACTCCCCTGTTCAATGGGTCCAATCCGTTTTCTATTTTTTCTTCGGCAGTATCAATTACATCAGGAACATTCATATGACAGTCTGCACAAGCAGAAAGTTTTGCTCTGAACTTTTCAGCGTCTCCAAAATAACTCCAATGCCATCCACCAGATTCTATTTTGTATGATGTTTCAACACTTTGCCTCAGTTGATCTGCACTAATTTCTTTTAGATGTTTCCAAGAACATAGTCTACTACCAAACCAATTTTCTTGATAAAGAATATTTAATTTATAATAAAATGATCTTTGAAGGCAAGCGTAATGATTATTGGGATCAAACCAATCCAAATCTTCTAAAATATATGGATTAATAATTTCATCGGCATCGCTTACAATTACAATATCATCATCTGTTATTCCAGCTTTGATTAGACCATAAACAGTACAATCCCTAGCATAGATGTCTCGTTGGTATCTAAGTGGAATTTGATGAAAAGGTTGCCCACAATTAACATCAATATTTTTGTATGGTGTATGATATTGCTTTTTCTCAATATAATCTGAAAAATCTGTTGGGATAGTTTCAGTGATATTGTGAATTATTTTATCATTAAATTTAGAAAATTTATCTTTATTTTCCAAATAGTAAAGTGGTTTCTCATTCCCACTGATTGTAAAAGGAGATTCAGTGAGAACAAAAAAATCAACTACATCATTTAAAATATTAAGTCTTAATTCTAGAAGTTCCAGTTCATTGAAAAATCTAAAAGTATCAAAAACTTTCATATTAATCTCTTGCAATTACAATTAATCCATTATTTTCTTCAGTCTCATAATTAATTTCCCATTCAGGATTTTCTTCCAAGAATTCGTCAATTGCTTTTTTGATTCCACCCTCGCCATCCAAACTGTCTCTATTTGGATGGTTTACATCCATACTAGGATATCCTTCTCCCCTTTTACCATAAGTAAAAGTATCATGAAAGGCAATATACTTTCTTACTTTACCTGCATGAAGTTCTAGTTCTTTTTTAAGTTGATCGTAGCAATGCCATGTATCAATGAAAAGAAGATCAGTTTCTTCAATTTCAATTGTGAGAACATCTGCACCAATATACTCACAGTTAACTCCCAGTTCTTTTGCTTTTTCAAAGATAGAAATTAATTGGTTAACTTCACTAACTAGATGTGGTTCTGGGTTTTCATACTGATAATCGTAAGAAATAAATTTTTTAGGATTTGCATAAAGGAATGCTCGTGTACTATTTCCTCCTCTAGCTCCCATTTCAGTTACATGCTCACAGTCTTGTGCATATTGATACAATACTGGTAGATGTTGGTAAATGTCGGATACATAACACTCACATGCTTCATCATAAAGTTCTTTCAAACTAAATGGTTTTTCAATCTTAGGTTTTTTATTTTTTGGGGTATAGACAAGTATTTGTGGTTTCATTTTTTACTCCTTCCAATAGTCATAGATTCCTTGATTAACTTCATAACTCATATTCTTAACCTTTCTGTTTGGTTCTTTCATAGCCCAAACAAAAACCTTTTCAATCAATTCTTCAAGATTCGTATTATCTTGAAATTGTAACATTGACTTAGCCTTTGTATGATCACAATAAGCATGTTTAACTTCATGTCTGGGTTGTCCATGCTCGATAGGCACATCATACCCATATTTTCTTCCTATTTTTTGGACCGTTTCTGCAACTTCATTTAATGAGAAATGCTTATCTGCCCCAATATTAAAAATTTCTCCGTCATAATCTGTTAACAGTTTATCAAACGGTTCCATATAATATTTAATATCAGAAAAAGCTCGTGTCTGGTTACCGTCACCATACACCAAGATAGGTTGATTATTTAGAGTTTTGCGAATAAAAATTCCAATAACATTGCGATAACGATCCCAGATATTCTGATAGATTCCCAGAACATTGTGGGGGCGAACAATATTATATCTCAAACCAAATTGTTCGTGAGCAAGTTTTAAATCACACTCAACAGCATATTTTGCTACGCCATAAGGATCAATTGGTTGTGGTCTTTTATCTTCGATAAAAGGTGGTTCTTGAGCACCATACACAGCCATACTAGATGTAAAAATCATTTTAGTATTATGATTAATACACTCATTAATTAAATTTGCTGAGCAAATAAGATTATTTCTGTAGTTGTAGTTCCTAATAAATGGGGATAATCCTTCAGCAGCATAAGCTGCAAAATGAAGAAGAACATCTGGTTTATGCTCCTCAAACAATTCAACTATTTTTTTCCTCTTCTCTAGATTAAGTTTTACAAAAGTAAAGTTCTCACCCTTCGTTACGAAAGATTTGTATCCACCAGACAGATCATCTATTCCGATTACTTCATGACCCCTAGATAACAAGTGCCTAGTGTAATTTGCGCCAAGAAGACCAGCACATCCCGTTACAAATATTTTCATTATTCTAATCCATATTTAACAATAAATTTTCTTTGCTCTTCGGTATTATACCATCCACCACCCTCATGTGGATGGATTTTGATATAATTATCTAATTCCATTTCATGGACCTTAACATCAGTACTATAAAATATACTATGGTTTAGATTTTCAGTCAATAGCAAATCTGTTGTGTAAATATCAGTCACATTACTAGAGCACAATGCGGAAGCCATTGCAAATGTGCCTACTCCAGATAGACCAACATGTTTAGATCTCATAAATGTAGAAATATCTTCGGAATTGCTCAAATGCTGAATTTTAATTTTATCAATTTTTTCCAATTCTGAAATTAAAGGATTATTATTGTCTGGTTGAGTTACAATAATAGTGTTCTTAAAAGATTCAATAAGTCTCAAATAAAATACTAGAGGATTTGGAATATAATTCGTAGGAGGTTCAAAAATCTTATGGTATAAATCACCACTTCTTAAATGAATTACAATAGTATCATCATCAAAAGGATCTCCAACTTCAACATTTAAATTTGGAGAAATATAATCTTTACAAACTCTACGCATATTTGCGTAAAGATATTCCCTACTCAATCCAATTTCATTCCCACCTTCAAAGACATCAGTTGTAGAATTATACCATTGTTGCCATGCAAAAAATCTTCCAGGAGTTATAGAATCTTGCTCCTGTTCTCCAAAAGAAATTTTAAATTTTTTAATTATTTCATGATCTAAAGTTTGTTCAAAATTTGTTTTTTTATGCTCAGCAAGCATGATTGCGTTTGCTACCTGCTGAATATTATTTCCAAACTGACCGGACCAATGAGAAACTGTATAAGTCATTCCTTACCTTTGATAAAAAGTTCAACGCATTCAATAAAATGACTTTCAAAAGGTTTCCATTTTTCTTCAGGAACAATCTCAGGATCAACGTACCAATCTTCAAACGGATTGTTACCATTAGCCACATGGTAAGCAACTAATTTATATCCAAGATCTTGTAGCAGTTCTCTAGACTCTTTAACTACATCTTGATTTCCACCAGCATAAACATCAGTTTCAAATGTAATAACATTAAATCTATATTTTTTAAGATCAATTGCTTTAAGTGCTGCAAGCGTTTGTTTAGCAGGTTCAATGTCTACTTGTAGATAATCAATCCTATTTGGAAGATTATATTTTTCAAAATACTCACTATAGTTTACAGTGGTTGCATCGCAGGTGATAATTGGATTTTTCCTCTCATCCTCAAACATTTTGTTGAGGAGTTTGTCTCTATCAAAAGAGACTCCAGTCCAATCAAATTCACTCTCTAAAACATAAGTATTATTATAATCTATTGGATAACTTGACCCAATTTCTACATATGTTCCGTTCCTTTTTCCATCAAGAACTGTGAGAACAAATAAATCTTGGTACGCCTGGGAATAAGTTCTTTTTAATTTATCAGAACCTTTGAAGGTATGAAGCAATTCATCTTTATGAGCTTCATAATAAGTATTAATATTCATTCAAGATCTCCAAACAAAAATAATTAATTTAAAAATTATAGAAATATTTATAGGTCGATATTAAGTATGTCTTCATCAATATCAGATTCAGATTCAAAAAATCTTACTCTGTCATAATATTTTTCATACATCTCATCTTTTACTTTATCAATAACTGTTTGATTGTCTGTAATATAAACTTTATATCCAGCATCCAATAGCATAGTACAAAGTTTATATTGTTGGCTTTCCGTTATGATATCCGTACCCTTTTTATATGCAATATGATCAAAATGGAAAGGAACCTTGTTTACATTTTGATCAACAAAGTAGTTAAACAAAAATTTAGAATGTTCTTCATTAAAGCTGTCCGTAGTCAGTCCAAGATTGTATTGTAACCCCAATTTTTTAGCATAAGCAGCAAAAGATCGATTATCTCTCGGTAAGCATGGACCACCAAATCCAAATCCATATTTCATATATTTGCTACCAATCCTAGTATCTTCCCCAATTGCCTTCAGAACGGTAGAGATTTCATCTTCCATTCCAGCAAGAGTCATGAGTTCACCAACCATGTTAGCATAACTAATTTTTGTAGTGAGGTAACAATTAACTGCTAGTTTTACAAGTTCTGCAGCAGTTGTACTCATATTATATACATGAGGTTCTGTTACTTGAATCTTGGAATAGATCTCACTTATCTTAAAAATGTTATCGCTACTTTTTTCAGAAGTTCCAACCAAAACCATATCAGCATGTTGAAGATCTTTGACTATAGATCCTTGTGCAATAAATTCTGGATTATAAAATACATCAATATTATATGGATTCAATTTCTGTTGAAATAATTCACAATCACCTGGATTTGTAGTACACCCTACAACAAAAATTTTATCTTTAATGTTACTATTTGTAAGAGCAGACTGTTCAATATCAGATACTACTTTCCATACAGAACTAACGTCATAACTACCATCAGGTAAGGATGGAGTTGCTACAAGAGTATAGACGATATCACATTCCGAAATAACTTCCAGATTATTTGTTGTTGCTCTGAAATTTATTGCATTATCCAGAAGTTCTACTACTTCAGGTTCTTCCGTAATGATTAGCCTTTCATTCAATTTTTTAACATAATCATCACGAATATCGGATACGAGAACGTCATATCCCGCCTTTTCTAGAAGAAGAGCAAAGCAAATGCCCAATCTTCCAGTTCCAATTACACCAATTTTCATTTTAGCTTTGCAGTAATTAGTAAGTGCCAACCAAGATTCTTTTCAAGAGTCCTGAACATTTCATCAGGCATAGATTCAAACCAAGGTTGTTTGAGGTATTCACCTTTCTTATAAGGTTCTATTTGATATGGAAAGATATGATCCTGTTCAATTGAAAGAACTTCATATCCTTCCAATAATTCTACCACATCTTGCTTTGTATACGTCTTTGCAATCGGACAACCATACTGTGCTTCTGGTTGATCTAAACCAGATTCAATCATATAATTTTTCCAAGAATCTTTTGCATAAAGCATAATTTTGAGAATACTATTCTCATTCATATACTTCTTAATCTCAGAAATAATCTTTTCTGGATGGGGACTATGATGAATTACACCAAAAGAGTAAATTAAATCATAAGTTTCTACTGGGACAAAAGAGGAGAGTTCTTCGGCATTACCAGAATAAAACTCTCCAGTTTGTGCAAATACTTCAAATCGTTTTCTAGCAAGTTCAAGACTTGATTCGGAAAGTTCTACTCCAGTATAATCAGAACCAACAGCAGCAAAGTTAATTCCAACAGTTGCAAGTCCGCAACCAATTTCTAAAACTTTTTTACCTTCCCATTTTGGAAATTCAGTAAACTTAAGAATATGAGGTTCTGCCGTAAACTTTTTCCGTTCTACTTCATTAAAGTATTCTTTAGTTCCAATCTCTTTACTGGAATGTTTTACGTTACAAGGACGATCATTCCAAAACTTTTTTACGTCTTCAATTGTTGCAGTCATAGTTTAAATGTAGGGATGGGTTCCATTTTATGTTTGTTTTGAGAGTTGAACTTTGCAAGAACTTCAACTGCTGGTCCAGTTCCATTTTCCATTGCTTCTTCAAGTTCGGTATAAGAAACTCCGATCTGATCTTCATCAGTTCTTCCGTCTTCCCAGAGACCATCTGTAGGTTGTGCATCAATGATACGTTGATCTACACCAAGATGCTTTCCAAGTTTCCATACTTCAGTTTTATAAAGATCGGCAATTGGAGCAATATCAACTCCACCGTCACCATATTTAGTATAGAATCCTATACCATAATCTTCAACCTTATTACCAGTACCAACAACAATACCGCCAACAGAACCTGCAACCTGATACAAAGTAACCATACGAATACGAGACTTTGTATTTGCAAGAGCAAGTTTATTAGAAACCATATCATTACCCAACCAGAATCCCAAGCTCTTGGTAAACTGCTCATAAGTGGAAGAGAGATCAACTTTTAGGGGAGTAACATTCTTATAACTATTAGAAAGAAATTCTCTATGAACTTCTGAAAGTTCTGCCTGAGAAAAAATTTGATTCAGAGGCATCGATAGGACATATGTTGGAAGTCCTGTCTCGGCACAAAGAGTTGATACAACTGAAGAATCAATACCTCCAGAAATACCAACAACCAAGGACTTAATATTATTTGTCGTAGCGTAATCTTTAATCCAACCTACAACTCTTGTTTTTAATTCAGAATAATCAGTAATACGATTCATAGTACAATCCAATTTTTGGGATAAAGATCTTTGGTATTTTTATCTGCATAAGCAGGTCCAAACCACATTTTTGGTGCAATCACTTTTTTATTTGGATTGGAAATCAACCATGCACCCCACCAGCTCATACTACTATTAGCAATAATAGCATGAGAACACAAAGACATCAAGCACAAATCGGAATATGGAGTATATGATCCATCATCATATTTTTCTTGAGGTTCTGAAATTAAAAACCTATCACTAGAGAAAAATTCTTGCTCTCTTACCCATTCAGGAGAATCAGAAAAAACAATTACAGGTTGATCATCATCAAACTCGGCAAGTGCCTTTTGATAATATTCGATTGGCTGAACAGGATGTTGATCCCCACATTGGGTATAACTCCATTTAAATCCACGAGGATCTGTAAGATTAGGATCGCCTCTGCGAACATGAAGCATAATGGGTTCTCCTTCTACAGAGTCTATCATCTCCTTACAAGGTTGCAAATGCTCATCATGAAAAGTAAATTCTTTACGAATTTCATCTGAAATATTTTCAAAATACTTTTCAGATTGAAAGAATCCATGAAGACTTACGTTATCTGGACATTGCTCAAAGAGTTCTTCATCAAAATGAAAAAACCTTTCTCCAATGTATTTAAAATGCTCAATAAAATTTAAATTCTCTTCCTTTACAGATTCCAATTTAAAACAGTTATGAAGACTATAGTTTTCAATACCTTTTTTATTAAACGGAGGAATACACCATTCATATCCACGATTTGCAGCAATTCCACGAATAGCAGCATACTCAAACATTTGATTTCCTAGTCTTCCTAGACTTCCAATCTGATTAAATGCTAACATAATCCTCCTTCATAGACTCAAATACTTTAGCAATACCTTGTTCGATAGTTGTTTTAGGGATCCACCATTTAGATAGATACAAATCTGGGCGATTCTTTTTATCCATCTGAACACTATCTTTTTCAGTAGATGGTTGCAGTTTCACATCATACTTACCGATCAGATTAAATTGCCCAACTATCATATTTGCAATATGAATAATCTTAGTTGGATGGTAACTTGTAATATGAAGATTATCTTCTGAAGTAAAGTCAGTATAATTCTCCATAATGGATTCAAGTGCTTCACAACAATCTTCGGCATAAAGGAACTCACGTTCCTCTTCACCATCAGTAAGCATATCAATCACACCAGTCTCAAATCCTTTACGAATAAAGTCTGTGATAACGTGTGCTTTCTCATGATCCTTCTCAATACCATAAACATTCCAGAACTTAACGATCAGTCCTTTGAGTGATTTAGTATACAGTTCACCAACGTTCTTGAGAACTCCATATGGAGAGTAACTCATATTACTCATTTGAGATGAGGCAAAGATAAACCTTTTATTATACTTTTGAAGCAATCCAAAAGCATTTGCCATTAAACGAGCATTGTTATCAATAAATTTGAAAGTATGTTGATACTTCTTGAGATAACGTGATCCACCCACATCAAATGCAAGAAAGAATACAAAGTCTGCAGTCTCAATTGCATTCTCAAGATATTGATTAGGAATAACAGTCATATCATGATTAGGAGTTTCCACCTTATCAAAATCAATAACTGTGTGACCTTTACTGCGAAGATATTCTGAGAGATAGGCACCGATCTGCCCACTAGATCCTAAAATAGTAATTTTCATTTTACTCAATTAAACAAACTGCGATAGACTTCCCAATATTTCTTAGTTTCTTCTGGAAGATAATTTGTATAATTTTCCAAATCTTTAACCAAATTTAGTGTATTTCTATACCCAATAATTTCTTTCTCCAAGTTAGTAATAAGATCTTGAACATTTCTATCTTGATAGACTGAAGATCTATTATAAATTACAGAATTTGGAAAATAATGTTGCAGAATATACCCACCCCAAATATCATCCATTCTTCCAACATGAGGTAGGACAGAGTAATAAGGAATAACTTCACGGGACAAAAAAGTATTTTGACTGTTAAATGGTGCTATAAAATTTGAACAATATGGTTTTGTTATCTCAGAATATTTTACAATTGGTTTAATAGAAAGTCTAGCCATTGCGTCAATATCAGGATCTCCATCCCACAAATCTGCTTGAACTAAAACTTTTCTTTTTATTTTTCCCTTATAGTCAACATTATGTCTTGTGGGTACATACTCTAATGGATAACCTCTGTGCCAAACTTGATTACTTTTGGTTACAGACAAAGGATCAAAAACATCATGCTTTGTTGGTTCATACAAATCACATTCGATTTCCTTTCCAACATATAAATCAGACCCCCAATCATCATAAGGAATATTATCATCATCTACGGTTGCTATTACATCAGCACCCAAGTTATAAGCTTCAACAAAACCAACATTTCTTCTTTGAATGGATTTCCACCCAATTACATCCGACAATTCTTTATACTTTTTTTCCTGATCATCTGGATGCAAATAAATGCAATTTAGTTTTTCATATTCTGAGTGTGGAGTTTTAGTATCTCCAACAACGATTAAAGTCCAATCATTAAATTCGCAAAATTTATGAGTTGCTACAGTTGGACTATTAATCGTTGTTGTTACAATATATTTTTTCATTTTTTAAATCCAATGTATTTTTCAACAAATTTTTCTGTTGTATATTCATTAATTGCTTTATTGTAAGCATTATCAATTAAATACTGGTAATTAGAATAATCCGCCAAAATAGTGTTTAACTTTTCCTGGAGATCTTCTTCACTTTCGAAATAAACAAAGTCCTCATTTTCAACGAACCATTCCTCAATAACATTATACTTATCTTTCAGAACTAGCATTAATGTTCTTGAAAAAGCTGCTTCAAAAGTTCTACTTTTTAATTGAGGAGTTCCATAAGATAACATATTCTGGATGACTGATATTTTACTTTTGGAAACCAATTTTAATTTTTCAATGTAACTTACACCCAAATTAGTTTCCAATCCATTTTGTCTTTGAAAAGAGACGTAACGATAATTATACTGAGAAATTATATTTGCTAATCTCCTAACATGGGGAATATTTACATATCCAGTATAAATTACATCATATAGTTTTTCAGTTTGTTCGGGAATGTATTTTGGGTTGAAAGGAAAAAATACATTTGTTCTTCCTTTTCTACCTGTTACATTCGGGCTAACAATGGTAAACGCATTATCAACATAAGGTAAATAATTATCCAAACCATACGGATCAGAATATGTTCCATCAGGTTCTGGTTTTGCTTGTTCCTCTAGGCAAAGCAAATATTTTGGAACATTTGTAGGTTCTTTAATTGAAGGATCAGGTTCACATCCAATAAACAAAAGGCAATCATTTGCTTTATCAGAAAATTCTTCAAATCCAAACATTCTAACTGGATCGTCAGGATAATTTCCCCGAAAATTAGGAATGACTTTCATAATTATATAAAATTATTTTGAATTTTTAATTTGATCAGAAATCCAAGTATAAGTCTTGCGAATTCCTTCTTCTAATGTTTGTTGATAATCCCAACCCAGTTTTTCTCGGATGAGATCATTATTGGAGTTACGTCCACGAACACCAAGAGGTCCATCAATATGATTTTTCTCTACAGTCTTTGCAGATACTTTAGCAGCAGTATCAACCAATTGATTGATAGTAACCATTTCCTCAGATCCAATATTCACTGGTCCAATGAAGTCGGAATCCATCATTCTGCGTGTTGCTTCGATGCATTCATCAATATACAGGAAGGAACGAGTTTGTAGGCCATCTCCCCACACTTCTATGGTTCCACCTTCCTCTGGAAGGTAGGCAACTTTACGACAGATTGCTGCTGGTGCCTTCTCTCTTCCACCTTCCCACGTCCCTTCAGGACCGAAGATATTGTGGTAACGAGCAACACGCACGGGAATATTGTAGTTACGGTTATAAGCGAAATAAAGACGCTCACTAAAAAGTTTCTCCCAACCATATTCGGAATCTGGGTTTGCTGGATATGCGGATTCTTCACGACAGTCGGGATTATCGGGATCAAGTTGATTATGTTCTGGATACATACACGCAGATCCAGAATAGAAAATCTTAGTCTTATTAATTCCAGTCCTCTCATTCATTTTATGTTGCTCTTCAAGAACATTCAGATTGATAGAAACTGAATTATGCATGATGTCTGCATCGTTCTCACCAGTGAAAACAAATCCAGCACCGCCCATATCAGCAGCAAACTGATAGATCTCATCAAATGTTTGAATATAACGATAAGGAACTGAATTATAGAAGTTTCCTTGGTCGCCTTTAAATTCAAGAACACGACGAACAAAATCTACGTCTCTAAGATCTCCCTGAATAAATTCATGCGCTTCAGTGGGAGAATACTCAGGTCTCTTAAGGTCTACACCACGTACCCAATATCCTTCGGAACGTAGTCTTTTAACCATATGACTTCCGATAAAGCCACCCGCACCAAGAACAAGTGCAGTCTTAGTATATTGACTCATTTTTTGATCAAAAATAATAATCTCATATTATATATTATACTAAAAAAGGAGAGTTTATGCAACTCTCCTCTAGGTCTTTCAGGCTCGCCACCAATTCTTTAACTGGAAATTGGAAACCAGGCGGGGAGAGTATCCCATCCGCACCACCAGTTTTTTAAAGAAACTGGAAACTTTTAAGAGGGTCATATGACTCCACCAGTACTTTTAAAGTCTCTCCGTGACTTCGAGGGGGTCCCGACCAGTACTTTTTAAGTCTCTCCGTGACTATTGATCCCAAAATTCTTCACTGTCTTTTACATAACAAGGAACCCTATCTGGATCTAACCATTTTGCATACTCAATATCTTCCATTGCGGTAGAACATTGCATAGCATTGTCAAATAGATAGATATCATTCCATCGTTTAGTGTATTCGTTTTGTTTTTGCATACGGTAATCAAGTTTACCGTTGATTTCAAGAATACCTGCTTCAATAAAACGATATCCTTCACGTTCCAAGATAACCTTGGTCATACAACCTCACTAGTTTCAAGATCACTATAAACATATTCCATGAGCATTTCATAATCATCCAGAGGATCACCAGAGAATACTACACCCTCATTTGCATAATAACGACGAACCTTTTTGTAGAGTTTCGGATTCTTTACATCAAGGTAGAATTCTCCATTTGCTGCACCACGAAGAGTGGGAATATCTTTCTTGAATTTTACTGCGAGAGTCATTGTTTTGAATGTTGACCTTGTTATTATAGGAAAATAATGTTTGTGCGTCAAGTAGGACAATTTTAAAACTGTCCATGCCCCTTGCGTGGATCGAACACGCCTCAGCCGAATTATGAGTTCGGTGCATTCACCAGATTGCTAAAAGGGCATTCGCTATTCGCAAATAGCGAATAGCAATACGAGTGGGTGGATTCGAACCACCTCAAAGCCGCTAATCTGGCGGAAAGAGTTTATAAGACTCCTCTGACTACCAAGTCTCACTCGCACGAAAGTTGCCTTGAGGCAACTTATAAGACCTATATGTGGTCTTAAATCACGAACCTTCTTCGTGATCAGTGTGGATGCGTATAAGTTCCTCATCCGAATAATCCGAAGAATCTGAAGAATCCACTATGTAATCGTAATTGGTTGTTCTTACAATAACCACTTCATTATTATCATTGTATATTTGAAATGACTCTCCAGATTCGACTCTTTCCAAGAGTTCATCAAATCTTTTTTGAAATTCTTCAACTGTAAACTTTTCCATTAGATTCGGAGACGAGTCGTTTAAATTCGATGAGATAATCATACAGCAAATCAAATTCGTAGTCAACCCCAGCATCCATCGTAATAGAAATTTTAATATTTGATGGATCCAAATACCTTTCAAGCAACCAAACTTTATAATATGATCTAAAAAATTTAGATACAATTTTAAAGTCTAATAATTTGAAAAAATCTGCCTCAAGATCATCTGAAGATTTTTTGCTTGGATGATATACATTTATTTTATAATAGTCTTCAGAAAACCACTTCATGTGAGATCTGACTATTTTACAATGTTCTTCGAGATCAAAATCTTGATTATTATAATAATGCATTGAAAATAAATTTAATATATTTTCAACATATACTGCATTATATTCTGCAATATCATTCGGCATTATTTTAAAGTTCCACTCCATGTCTGGAATAAATCCACATATGAAGTGGGTTATATCATGAGAAGGTTTTGTCGGAGGTGGTTTAGGGGACGAAAAAGATTCTTGATATTCTTTATGAAGAATTTTATAATAAACCTTTCCGTTTTCCCATGACCATTCTATTTTTTGTAAACTCATAATTTTTCAATCGGGGCGACAGGGATCGAACCTGTGACCTCTGGTTCCCAAAACCAGCATTCTACCGCTGAACTACGCCCCGTAAATTCACTCTACAAATTCTACCACAGGACCATTACCTTTGGCAACTACATCTTCTAAAAGATATTTTTGAACTTCGTCAAATGTTTCAAAAATTTTTTTATCATTTTCAAATTCTACCCACCAACATACATCATTTTCTGTAGGTGAATTAAGTTCTTCATCATTTTTAGGAATGGCTTCAATTATCATATGAGTATTTACACCATGCTTTTTTTCAGCCTGCATAATGGTATACATTAGAGGCAAATCAGAAATATATCTCATTTCAATAATTTAAATTTTTTACTTATTTCTATGTATAAGAATTATACCTATAATTTCTGGAATAATCAATACCAAACCAGATCGGGATTGCTGCTAAAACTTCTAACATCAAACTCCTCTCCAGTTCTTATATTCATAATGAAAGTATTGATCTATAGTATTATCCAGAGGGGCATCAACTTCCCATTGTGCCCATTCTTTACAAAACTGTTTAATGTATCCGTCGTTTAAGACACTTCTACCATATGATCTCACAAAACAAGTCATCGCAAAATGATATCTTTGTTTAGTTTGCGTAAGCATGGGTCAACCCCCAATATACAAAAATTCCAACAAAACTAAAAATAGACACTGCGGCAAAAATAGTGTTAGTCATCTTCTAGTTCAAAGTAATTTTAAGAAATGGAAGTAGAGGTGGAATAACTCCAACTAACCTTAAAAGTCCTTCAGCAAATAAAGAAAGAACCACCCAACCGACGCACATACTAATGATAGAAGCATTGCGGTTATGTCTTCTGATAGCAGCATCAATCATCTCCTGCACTTCTGTGCGAGTTACATAATCATCATCAAACGGTTCCATCATTTCCCACCTCCAAGAAATTTTTCCAAAGGATCTTTTCTTGTTTTAACTATTTCACATGCTCTCATGTAAAACATATTTTCCATATTTCCAGACTTTTCAAATGTTTTTTTTATCTTCACCCAATTGTCGTAGGTGTGCTGATCCATTTGATTTTTAGATTGGATACTATTATATAATAGTCTCCAATACCAAGAAGTCAACATATGTGTTCATACCATAACACTGATAAAGAAATTGTTAAATTCGTAACTAATTTAAAAGGAAGATCAGGGATTCGAACCCTGGAACGCTACTAACGTTAATAGTTTTCAAGACTATCGCCATCAACCACTCGGCCAATCTTCCAATAAAAATCCTTAACGGACTTCAAAATCTAAACGTCTTACTTTACGTTGACGCCTTGCTTCTTGATAAGCAAGATCTTCATTTGTAAGAACTCCAGATTTTGTTTTGGTATCTATTGAGTTTAACATAACAACCCGAGATAAGTCAACTGCAGAGATTTTGTCTCCTCTTATCATAGTCATATTAGGACACCCACAAGTAATACTTTTTGATGGATGTCCAATCATTTCTTTATTGCAATCTTTACATCTTATTGAAATCATTGTCCTTTACCCTAATCACTGTAAATGAGATCTTAACATCCAAACAAACTTACCATGGGATTCCATTAAATCCTGAACCAGATTAGCAGTTGCATATTGCTTTTGATCTTCCGATTCTTCCGAAATCTCTTTCATTAATTCACAAAACTTTTCGTTATTCTCAAGAAGTTCTTGAAGAATTTCTTTTGCTCCTGTTGAACTAGCCGCTTCTTTAATTTGCGTCACTTCAAGCATTCTTGAAAGAGAACTCAATGGTTTTACGTTTAAGTATCTCATATGCTCAGAAAGACGATCAATCTCTTCAAACATAGTTTCATACTGTCCACCAAAAAGTTGATGTAGTTGAGTGAAATCTGATCCAACTACATTCCAGTGAAATGCCCAAGTTTTATGAAATAAGACAAAAAGTGATGACTGAGCATCACTCAAGAGTTTATAAAGTTTTTCCATTATACTCTTTTTTGAGTATTTATGCAAGTGGGCGATACTGGATTCGAACCAGTGACCATCTCCGTGTAAAGGAGGTGCGCTACCGCTGCGCTAATCGCCCTTAAATGGATGGTAGGTATTCCCACTCGGATGTTAAGAAGGTGATTAACCGTTAACCCCGACCATCCAACTCCCCCGGCAAGATTCGAACTTGCGACCTGGAAATTAACAGTTTCTCGCGCTACCGCTGCGCCACAGGGGAATAAAGGAAGTTACTGGACTTACACCAGTTACGAGGGCATTGTCTGCTTGTCTTGATTCTTTGACTTAACTTCCGCGATGGGGCAAGTGTGATATACCTCATAAGGATATAACAGGGACTTACCCTCTATCATTTTATATATGGAGATAAACTCCAAGCGTCTTGGGAGGGACTCGAACCCCCGACCAACTCATTAGAAGTGAGATGCTCTATCCAACTGAGCTACCAAGACATAAGTAGGTTCCTATCGCCGCCACTCCTGAACCTACCGAAGGAGAGTGTCGCAGTTGATTTCTCAACTCTGATATTATACCAGTCCTTATGAAACTGGTCAAGTGTGCCGTGTGGTTGTGAATCTAAATCAAACCTTTTTGATAAGTGCCCCACTGGATCTTATCTAAAGTTTTGAACCACGGCAAGTGGGAAATCCTGGACTCGAACCAGGCACCTCACGATTATCAGTCGTGCGCTCTAACCAACTGAGCTAATCTCCCACACGGAGGATGTTGGATTTGAACCAACGGAGACCCGTAAAGATCTCAAGAACTTAGCAGGTTCCCGCTTTAAGCCACTCAGCCAATCCTCCAATGGGTCAAGTGAGACTCGAACTCACGACTTACAGGTTAAAAGCCCGCTACTCTACCAACTGAGTTATTGACCCAAAGTGGGCAGGGAGGGATTTGAACCCCCGTAGGCAGAGCCAGCGGATTTACAGTCCGCCTCCATTAACCACTCGGACACCTACCCATAAAACTTAAAGGCAGGTGCGGTATCTCCTTTCGGTGCCCATGCTCCTTTTACTTTCCTTGCCTTCAATGAGTTTATTGTATCACTCCTTAGGGCAGTCGTCAACCTGCTGTTGCTTCCTTACGAGCAGTCTTTTCAGCGGTGATTTCGTTACGACGAACTTTTACAAGTTTGGAAATTTCTTGAAGTGCTTTACGAGCACGAGTTCCTGCAGATCCATTACCTGCGACGAACTTTTCATCTTCAACTTGCCAAGCTGCAACTGCATCTGTGAGTTGTTGTACTGTTTCCGACATAATAATTCCTTTAATATAGGTATGTGTTTATATATGTAAGAAAGGGGGGGGACAATCTCCCCCCTAACTAATCAGACTTCTACTTGAACTAGTCGAGAAGCATAATCATGGGCATAAGATGTGCGAGCACCATGATGCCCCCAACCAATCCAACTGTACGCATAGTCCATGTAAGAGTAGATAGACTTTCCAGGTTTTTTCATTCTATCTTCAATATTCTTCCATTGAACTTCATTTGTGAGATAACGAAGTTGCGTTTGAAGTGCTGATGGCGAACCACCAAACTTCTTAGCGAAATCACCCAATCCATAATAACGATTAGCAGATGTCCATTGAATCAAACCATAACCGCCGTAGCAGTTGCGGTATGACGTTATACTACCACCTTCGCAAACACTAGATTGGAATGTTGATTCCTGTTTAATGTTGCCCATGATGGTAGCAAGGGCGTTTTTATCTCTAATTCCAATGTCCTGGAAATAATCCAGGGCTACATTTTCATTTTCATTACACCCTTTACAAATTAACCTTTTATCTTTTGGTTTTTCGGGAGCAACCTCTTTGGTCGCTGTCGTTGTATCAAACTCCCTAATAACAGAAAATGGTGGAGGACCACTCAATAGAGGAGGAAATACTACAGGCAGTGTTGCCGTACTGGTTGTAACCGATGCCAAGAGAGGCAAGGCTACTGTAAAGAAATTTTGCATTAAGTTTAATAGAATTCGACATCCGTATAGAAGAGGGGTGCACCCAACTCTCGAAGGGCATCTTCCACGGCTCTAGGTTTCAATCACCTTCTCATTACGAGAAAACCCACCAAGGTGGGTCTTTTCATTATAAGTGATTATTTAGAAAAAGTAAAGAGGGTTAATCAAAATGGTAATAATCATCAACCTTTTCCAAACTCATAATTTCTAATTGATCTTCTGTTTCATCAAGATAAATCCATTCATAAAATTCCTGAGAGATAGCATCCGCATTTCCCCGATTATCAGATGCTGTTTGATGCAACTTTTCAATTGCCCATTCACGAACATGACCAACAATATCTTCAGTCTGTGTTTCCATAATAATCTTTTCGGAAGTACCTATTGAGGATGTTGCTATTGTAGTACCTCGGGGTTCCTTCGTCAAGGGATTCTGTAAGGACATTGTTGAAGAAGAGTTGTCGCGTCTCTTCGAAGTTTGTTTTGCCTTTTGTTTTATGTAATGAAATAATAGTTCTTGTAAAATTCTCTTTACCAAATTTTTCAACATCATTTTTTAGTTCTGGACATGATCCATAATACTTTTTCCAATCAGACTCTGATTTAACTTTTCTAGATTTTCCCTTCGGTGTGCGGAAAGACCAGAAATATTTTCTACCAATATAGTCCCTACCAGTTGCAGTGCAATGAATATGGTAAACAAAACCAAAATAATCTTGAATATCACATGAACGAAACACTTCTCCATCATACGTCCAAGGGTTTTCATAGTCAATATCTATATTCATCTAGTATATCAAGGACTTCGTTCAGATATTTATGGGTTAGACCTTTCATGTCCATATCATGATGAATATACTCGTTGTTCAATTGGTGTTTTAATTTCAACACACGCACTTTCATTTCACCTTTAGTCAGTTGATTTTTAGACATAAAAAAGAGGAGGGTAAACCTCCTCTATCTATACAACATCATTATGTTTTTTTCCTAGCCATTCGGTTTCATAATCATAATCACCAAACATAAACTCATCCAACTCTGCAGCATCTTTATATGCATTTAGGATTTCTTGTTCACACCACTCATCATAATTTGAATCCTGAGAAAGTATTTTTGGTAACATCTTGTTTGATTCCACCAACGACGTATGATTCTACCTCAGTTTCCTGCGGAGCAACCTGAAGACCTTTAGAAGAGATCCAGTGCTGAGTCCAAGGTAACGGATTATTATTTGCTGAGATATCGTACTGTGGTTTCAGTCCTATTCCTTTTAGTCTGCGGTTTGCAATCCATTCAACATATTGTTGTAACAATTTGTCGTTAAGTCCAATCATACTACCGTCTTTGAACAAATAATCTGCCCATTTCTTTTCTTCATTCACTGCACGATCAAACATTTTATAAACCCACTCTTCTTCTTCTTTAGCAATTTGCTTCATCTCTGGATCATCCCCATCACGCCACTTATTCAAAATATTTTGAGTAATTGCTAAGTGTTGGTTTTCGTCTCTTGCAATGAGAGAGATGATCTTAGCTGATCCTTCCATAAGCTTAAGTTCACCAAAGGCGAAAGAGCAAGCAAAACTAACGTAGAACCGAATACCTTCAAGAATGTTAACGTTTGCAACTGCTCTGTAGAGTTTTCGTTTAACGTCATTGAGTGTTTCCTTTGTGTTTGGGACTCCTTCAAGACTATACATCCATTCATTGGATGTACCATAATTTTGGGCTGATTGAATAAAGTCATCATACGACTCAGTTACGCTTCTAGCACGTTCTAGAATACGCTCGTCGGTAATGATAGTATCAAACACCTCACTTGGGTCTGAATAGACGTTTTTAATAATATAAGTGTACGAACGTGAGTGAATCATTTCCATAAATCCCCACACTTCCATACATGCCTCTAATTCAGGTAGAGAGCAATAGGGAATAAAGGCCATACCAGGACCACGACCCTGAATAGAATCAAGCATAATCTGATACTTCAAATTGGAAGTGTAGATGTGCTTTTGTTCTGGACGAAGTGTTTGATAATCTCCACGATCCTTCTGGAGAGATACCTCTTCAGGTCTCCAGAAGTAACCAAGTTGTTGAGTTGTTAGTTTGTCGAAGACTGGATATTTGTACGAATCGTATCTTTGAACTCCAAGAGGTTTTCCAAAAAACATTGGTTGCTTTTTGGTATCAACTTTTTCAGTATTAAAAACCGTCATTCCTTTGACTCGGGATTCTTCCGTTGAAGAAATTTTAAACTGCACAGGATTCACACTCCCCCTCCTCTACTGAACTTAACTCATCAATTAAACTTTCCAATTCGGATTTTTTATCTTCAATTACCTCATCAGTTTTGATATCATAAGTATTTTGGTAATAAGATGTTTTCCATCCGTACTTGTATGTAGTCAAGAAGTCATTAGCCATTACACTAATAGGAATTTCATTATCCGTGTAATGTTCCGGATTATAGGACCAGTTTCCAGAAATCGCTTGATCGAAGAACTTTTGCATAACTGCAACAATATTAATGTACCCATTATTGCTAGGCATATCCCACAGCAACGTATAATTGTTCTTAAGTGTTTGGTACTGGGGAACAATTTGCTTAAGTGGACCCTTCTTCGACTTCTTAATGGACAAGTATCCGCGAGGTGGTTCGATACCGTTGGTTGCATTTGACACAACGGAACTGCTCTCTGAAGGCATTTGTGCGGACAATGTGCTGTGTCGCAAACCATGTGCCTGAATTTCGGCACGTAAAGTCTCCCAATCATGTTGATATGAAATAGAGGAAATTTCGTCTACATCTTTTTTATAAGTATCGATAGGAAGTATTCCATCTGCATATTTTGTACGTCCAAAATTAATACAATGTCCCTTTTCCTTAGCTAACTGATTAGATGCTTTGAGAAGATAATATTGAAAAGACTCAGATAGACCGTGAACGGCGTCCCACGCCACCTGAGAGTCGTATTTGCACCCCAGTTTCGCCAAATAGTGAGCAAGACCGATAAACCCTACTCCAAGCGAACGACGCGCCTTGGTGGCGATTTCTGCCGCTACTACGGGGTATTTCTGATAGTCGATCAACTCTTCAAGTCCACGAACCGTAAGATCACAAAGTTCCTCAAGTTCATCATCAGATTTTACTTTACCAACATTGATTGCAGAAAGAATGCAAAGAGCAATTTCTCCACTAGTATCATCGATGTGCTGAATAGGATGAGTAGGAAGAGTAATTTCCTGACATAAATTACTCATCTCAATTTTATCTTTAAATGATGAATGAGAATTGCAATGGTCAATATTCATGATATAGATACGACCCGTCTCAGCACGTTCTTTGAGGAGGTTAAAAATGAGTTCTTGCGCCTTAACACTTTTCGACGGAATGGACGAATTGTTCTCATATTCAACGTATAAATCGTCAAACTTGTCTGTTCCAAAAGAATCGTAAAGTCCAGGGACATCATGTGGGGAGAAAAGAGTGATTTCACCGTCTTGAATAAACCTTTCATAGAACAACTTGCTAATTTGAATAGAGTAATCCAGTTTACGGACACGATTATCTTCAGTTCCCTTGTTGTTCTTGAGAACTAGAATGTCTTGGATTTCTTGGTGCCAGATTGGGAAGTGTACTGTTGCGCTTCCACCTCTGATGCCATTCTGTGTACAGCATCGGACAGTTGCCTCAAACTTCTTGAGGAATGGGACAACCCCAGTATGAGCAACTTCTCCGCCTCTGATCTTGCTGTTGATACCACGGATTCTGCCTGCGTTGATACCGATTCCCGCCCTTTGAGCAACATAGCGCATAATAGCCAGGTCGCTACTACCGATACTATCGAGGGTGTCATCAACATCAACAAGAACACAACTAGCAAATTGTCTAAGTGGCGTCCGTACTCCCGCCATGATGGGCGTTGGAATGTTGATTTTGTGTTTTGAGATTGCGTCATAGTACCTCCTGACGTATGACATTCTTGTTTCTTTAGAATAATCCGCAAAAATAGTCAAAGCAATCATCATGTACATAAATTGTGGAGTCTCATACACCCCACCAGTGCTTCTATCCTGCACAAGGTATTTGTCAACAACTTGACGTAGACCTGCATAAGTGAACAGATAGTCACGATCATGATCAATATATGAATCTGCTTTATCAATTTCTTCCTTCGAATACTTATTATAAATTTCAACATCATACACTTCCTCACCAACACATTTGTAAATGTGCTGCTCAAGGGCAGGCAATTCCTTCATCTTACCATACAACTGCTTTCTTACGGCAAAAAGAAGCAAACGAGCAGCCACAAATTGATAATTAGGATGATCAAGATCGATCAAATCAGAAGCAGAACGAATCAAAATCTCCTGAATTTCTGCAGTTGTAATTCCATCATAAAACTGAATACCAGAAGTCATCTCAACTTGACTTGCAGAAACTCCAGCAAGACCTTTACAAGCCTCATCAACCATTAGATGCATTTTATCAAGGTCAAGGGATTCAATTCTCCCGTCTCTCTTTTTTACTTTTGTACCGTTGCTCATATCTTTTTCCAAGTAGTAAATTTAAGTTTTGCTTCTAATCCAGAATAAGTATTTAATTCTATCACGGACTGTACATCAAGTCCAGATAATACCATTTCATTAATATCCTTTTCTTTTATAGTTGATGGCCAGATGACGACTCTTTCACCTCTAGAGATGGTAGATTCGATTCGGGAGACAATTTGTGAATTTCTTGGTTCGTTATCGTATATCCAAACAGGATTGTTAATCCCCCACTCACTAATATCAGCATCAGCTCCGCACATAGCAATCGCATTGCGAATAAACGTACTATCGAAAGGTCCTTCTGTAACATAAACTGTTTCGTCTTTTTTAAGGTCATCAATTCCATAGATTTTCGGAGCATTCTCCTCCAACATTATAGTAATGTATTTTACTTTTGATTCTTGAAGTAAAGACCTCCCTTGATATCCAACAAATCTATTTTGATAAAACAAAGGAATAATAATCCTTGGTTCATCTCTATTTACGTTTTCAAATGTTGGTTGAAGAGAATTAGTCCACTCCTTAAATTTTTCAGCGTAATAATAGTTATCTGGGTTTAACTTTCTATTTTCAAGATACTTCCTAGCGTCAGAATTTGAAGACACTTTTGGAAGATCTAATTTTGGTTTAAACTTTGGAGTATTAAAATTAAATTTTGGTTCTTCAACTACAAAGTTTTTACCTGTTTTACCCTCTTTAAATTTTTCAAATGCATATTGCTTGTACATCTCACTATCTACTTTTTTAAGTAGATTGTTAAAAGATATATTTGTACCACAATTATGACACTTAAAATTAATGTTATTTTTTACTTGATAAAGATACCCTCTTGCTTTATTTTTACTTCTTTCAGAATCTCCACAAATAGGGCATCTAAAATTGTAAAGATTATCTTTAATTCTTTTAAATTTTTGAAGTCTGATAGAAATCAAATTGATGTATTTAACATCAACAAAATCCATAATATTGTTGTAGACAGTCCTGTAATTATACCAGACTACCTCTGCTTGTCAAGACATAAAACCGTTATAATTCCCGTCCATTTTATAACGGAATTTGTAAGTTTATGTAGAGAGTAGTTGGTAGGTTTCTTTTTAGTTTTCATGAGGCAACAATGTGTGCCCAATCTCATACTATTTATTATATGGATCTTATTTCGATCTTTCTATTGAAAGTGCAGGTATTGGTTTGGGGTCCAAGAAAGAACTTACTGTTGGAGCAATTCCAATTAAAAACGCAACTATCGCAAGTGCTCCAACTGCTTTCCATTTAAACTGTGATATCTCTTCTACTTTCTCTTCTACTTTTTCTATTCTTTCTCCAAGTTCTTTACTAATTGCATCATGCTGTTCCTTCGAAGACTTTTTGATATCTTCAATCATTGATACAATTAAATTGTCTGTTCTATTGCACTGTTCAATCTTTTCATTATGAACAGCTAGCATTTGACTAATATTTTGACTTGTCTCACCAATCTTTTGAATTGCAGTATCAATCCTTTCCATCATCTGCTCATACGCAGTAATACGCTCTTCGAGTATTGCTATTTTTGTTTCCGCAGATGATGATTGGAACATTTTACTTCTTTGTTCGATTTCTTAAGTAATCCATCCATTTTTTTCTGGAATCTTTTCCACCCTTTGCATATCTCTTCCGCACAGATCCCATTTTAGGATCAAACCCAGCGGTAGGACCTGGATCAAAACCCTGAGCACTTCCACCAAATCCAGCCTTACCAGCAGTGCTAGCAGTACTCATTGTTGGGACACCATCTTCTTTCAGATGCCTAAAGGCTTCTATTATTCTATCAAGTTTCGTTTTGTCCATGGAAGATTTTTTGCAATTCCTTTAAGCAGACCAGATCAACTTTTATATCATGAATATAGCACTTTGGGTACTCTGGCAATTTACCCAGAAACATCACAAATGTTTTCATTATTTCCCAAAGATCTTTTTCTATTTTATAAAAAAGCATTGGGGTCGTCGCATCACCAAATATATTATAAAGAATAATAAAATGATTGAGAAGGAGGTGAGTTTTTAACTTACCAGTATTTTTATATCTTTTCAAAAGTCTTTTAATATACTTAAAATGATTCAAGTCCTTCTCAAAGTCTTCTTTAGTGACTGCTTGAGGATTTTCATAATTTTTAATAGCGAACAAGAGGAAATTATCCTCATTCAATTCATTAAATATCATATTCTATCAAACAACTGTTAATGTAGTAGTTCCAATACCAACAGATCCGGTAATTCCCGCGCCGCCAATATTGCGAATAAGAATATCACCAAATTGCGAAGTAAATGAACTAGTTACTCCAGCACCATTTGAACCATCAGTGATTACACCAACAAATCCTTTACTCATATCAATTTTAAGAGTGGTAGCATTTGTACGAGTACTAAATGTTACGGTAGAACCCACTCCTAGGGATGCATTTGAAGTACTTCCTGCACCAATCTGAATGTAAGTAGATGCGACAGAGACTACAGGAGCATTAGTAATTTTAATTCCAGTAGTAGTATTTACTGTGACGGAACTGCCGATAGAAACTCCACTTACAGAGTCAATGTAAATTGTCGTTGCTCCTACACCAGCAGCATTTCCAGTAGTAACTGCTGTTGTTAAGAAATTAACATTAGCTGATAAAACAGTGCTTGGTGAAGTGAATGCAAATGCTACTCTATTGGTAATTTGTCCATTAAAATTGGTATAAACATTAGGAGAACCATGAGTAGCTGCTGCTCCTACCCAACCATACTGAGTACCACCATTGGATGGAGAATACGCAATAACTGCAGTGCTTTCATTTCCATTCGCATCAAAAGTACGAATACGAACAGTTGATCCAGTTCCGGCAAATACCAACTCGTTGAAAACAACATGAACATATCCCGTTGTACCCGCGCCAATACGAGTTGTTCCACCACCACCAACTGAGATTGGAGATGCTTCATTTGGATCTTCAAAGAAAACTGCAACTGGACCAGCAGTTCCTAGTCCAGTACCTCCAAGAGTATTACTATTCAATCCAGTAACATCAACCAAAATTTCATCAAAATAGCGATTTGAAAGTCCAGAATTAACTTTAGTTTTATATCTTCTCTGAATCCAACCACGAACATCAGCAAAGCAATTCCAAGGAGTGTTGTTTCTATCGTTTTCAGATAGATGCTTTGGAATAGCGTAATTATTAGCCGCAGTTTCAGTAGTTGTGGAAATTCCCCAGAGTGCCATCCTTTTTACCTTTATTAATTTAATCGTAGAAATATTTATAAAAAATGGGGAGTAGACTCCCCTCATATAATATTAAATTTTTATTTACTTATGAAGTTAAATCTTTTGCACCTTTATTCTTTAACTGAGATTGAACTTGCAAAAGAATTAGTGAAAGAATGCCGTTTGACTTAACCTTTGGGTTTGCTCCTAGTGCTTCAGAAATAGCAAATAAAACTGTTGCAATTAGAGCTTGATTAGCAAGGCACCATGCGATAATAGCGGACATAATAACCTCCTTGTGAACAGTATCTTATTATATTTAGATCAATCAAACCTTGAAGACATATTATCTCTTCCTTGCTGACGTGCTACACGACGGTTCTTAACAATTTGTTCTGGTGAACGTCTTTCTGAACCATACTCACCAGCAGCAGGTGGTTTTTGTCCAGGAACTTTGCCCTTTCCTCTTGGTTGAATAGGACCACCGGCACCCATTCTACCAGCACCCATAACCTTATGCATGTGGCGCATTACCTTTGAATTGGAATCGTTTCCACCCATAGTCCCACCTTTAGTTACTGATTTACCAGTCTTATAATCCTTACCAGTCTCCTTCTCATAACGATTAAGTTCATCAATATGCTCAACTTCTTCAGCATTTAAAGGAAGTTTACCTTGTTTTTGAAGATTAAGTTTTTGACGCTGAAGCATTTGTTGCTTCTGCTGCATTGTTTTCAAATTTGCAAGTTTTTGCTTCTCAGCAGCATTTGTTACTTGTCTTTTTTGAATATCATCTTGTTTAGCAGTTGTACCAGAAGGAGGTGTGGTTTCTCTACCGGGCATTTGCCCTACCGCTTCAGCAACTCTTTTTGCTTGCTTTGTTGCGGTTGCATACATTACTTCTTTACCACGACCAGGATATCTTTTTTCAAAGTCACCTGCACTCTTCTTCATTGACTTTACAATCTCTTCCCTCTTTTTGGTTTCAGCAGAAGTCAGAGTCTTTTCATCAAGTTCAAACTCTTCTTTACTGAGTTCTGCTGCTCTTCTTGCTGCTTTATTTCCAGTTCCACCATAAGATCTAGACTTAACTGGATTTTTAGCAATTGTTGGAGTAGCAGGAGTTCCACTAAGATTTTCTACATTAGCACGACTGATATGTTTAATTGCAGCAACAGAGGCACCTTGCCCAGATTTTGCTCTACCAGAAGGAGTAGAACGCTTAGCAATCATTTCTGCTGCTTTTGCTTTACCCTTTTCGCTGGTGATTGCTTCATCAAGTTCAAGTTCTTCTTTGTTAAGTTTTTTTGCTCTCATAGCAGCAGCTTTTGCAAGTGTTCTTTGTCTTGCAGCATCTTGCTCATCTTTTGGTATAGAAGTTACAGCACCAAGTTTTTCTGCAGGTTTTCCAGGAACTGCAGACTCTCCCATTGCTTTTTGCTTACGGAGTTTCTTAGGATTCTTAGTCTTATCTGCAGAGTAAGTATTTTCATCACGATCATCATCAGGATCTACAGCAGAACGATGTCTTGCTGCTCTATCATCATCACTCATGTTTGCTCTGCCTGATTTTGCCTCATCTGGAGAATACTTGTTACCAGTGTTGTACCATTCCTTACCCACATGACCTCTCTTCTCAGCATCAACAGAAGCAGCACGTCTTACATTCTTCTTACGATTTGATTTGAAGTCTTTCATACTCATGCCTTCTTCAATTTCAACCATTTCAATAAGTTGACCACCAATCGCTTCAATTGCCTCATTCATTTTGGGGTGAACATTAATTTTATTGTTAATGTTCTTTTCTACAATTTTTTTATCAGATTTTTCTTTTTCAATTTTATCAACGATCTCATAAAGATCCTCTCTCCAATTTGAGAAATTTTCTTTAGTTACTCTCTTTCCAATAGCAGCACCACGAACTTTTCTACGATTCAAAAGATACTTATCATTCTTATCATGATCCCCATCATTATCAATATCCTTATCTTCATGACCAACAGGATCTAAACCCTTACCGGAAGTCACAGATGCAGTTTGCTTTCCCCTTTTCCTTTCACCTTCATATGGAGTACCATACTTAGTCATTTCTACCGAAGAAATATTTGAATTGCTGCGAAGTTGATTAATCTTTTCTCTAGTAGCCATACGAACATATGACTTACCAGAATTTTTATCAGTTACACGAACCTGAAACTTTTTCTCTTCTACTTCTTCGGTTACTTTCTCTTCACCAAGTTTTGATTTAACTTCAGACTTTTCAGGACCAGTCATGGTCGTATGCGACATGTACTGTCCATATGCTTGCTGAACTGGGATCTCTTCTCTTCTTGCACGATATCTAATATCATAAACTGCTTGACGAATTCTTTTTGCAGATCCATCGGATGCATCACCTTCCTTCTTTTCCCCACCACCGACCGGTGGTTTCTCTTTAGCAATATTTTTGCCCAATTGTGGTTTAAGAACTTCTTGCACGTAAACTGCAGAAATTTCATTTAGAGGATTTATGGCCATTGCAATACTTTACTTTTTATTTGCCTTATACTTATTTATGAAATTAATACCATACGCCTTTTGTTTTGGTGCTAGATTTTCTTTTCCAGTACCAACAGATCCTTGAGTCATTTTTGCATAATGTTTAAAAGCACCTAAAGTACCAACAAGAGTATTTGGATGTTTTTTATCTCTCATTGGACTATCCATTTTAACTTCAGTATATTCCATCACATCTTTAATCCAAGATTTGAACATAATATTATCTTCAGTAACGCAGATAAGGTAATTAGTTCCTCTACGGATAATTTTACCAATTAATCCAGTATTTAAATTTTCAACTAAATGTCCAATTTGAAATATTTTTTGCGAGACATAATTTTCCCTCAAATTAATCCAATCAAATTTTGGAGCGATCTCCCACAAACTCCATCCTTCTTTAATACCCATCGATTTGCGAATAGTATTATAAATTTGTTTTGCGGAGTTATCGTCTAAAGTTCCAGGAACACCAGATCTAAAGGTTTTGTAATCACCTTCTGCTGCTGCCTTACGGAGTTTAGATGCAGACATTCCCTCCACACCCTCGGCATCAGGATCTCTTTCTCCTGCAGAAACCACATTTAAATCTTTAAAATCATAAAGTTCTCCATTATACTGTGTTGCGAGTTTTTCAAATTCTGCCTGACGATCAGAACCGACTACAATATTAACTCCAGAATATCCATCTGCATGTGCTTGCTTCAATACATCAAAAATTGTTTTTGAGTTTGCATCATTCACAATTCTTTCGCCATGCTTTGGATACATCTGGCGCATGATTGAAATTTTAGTATCAGGATCTAATGGATTCTTCTTTTTATCATTAGATCTTGATGGATAGATTTTGTATTCACCCTTTCCAGCAACATTAGCAACTTTATCTAAAAGTTTTTCGTGCCCAGTTGTTGGAGGATTGAATCTCCCAAATGCGACAGTTAAAGTTCCTTTATCTTTTTTTGGTTCTTCTGTAGGAGGTTGCTCTTGTCGAGGAGGTTGAACTTGAGTTGCAACTGGTTGCTGATTTGCGGCAGTTCTATCCTGTGGAGGATCTTGTTTTCCAGGAACCTGATTTTTGTTATAAAACTTTAATTTACCACCTTCAGTTTTTGCTACAAACTCACCATTTTTATCGTACCATCCTCCATGACCATCGCCAACCAACCCAAGCCTTTTTGCCTGCATTACGGATTGGGAAGATTGCGCCTCAGATAAAAATTTTGAAAAACTTTTCATGTTTTACTTTAATATACAAATATTTATTAAGCGCGTACATCAAACCTAAAAGCAACAGAAGAAATCCCATCTCTAGACTTTGCTCTAATATCTATCTTGGTTTTTTTCACCATCAATTTAATATATGCACTATCAATCTCACCAAACTTTGCCGGAGAAAGCATATAGTTAGCAGTAGCATCAGCATTTGGACCAAAATAGTTTTTTCCCGTTAAAGCTTCTTCAATTAAACAATAAAGAAATTGAGGATCGGACTCCAAGTAATCAAATAACTCTTTAATTAATACTAGTTTATTTTCAGAAATCCACTTTGTATAATTTTTATCGTCTTTTATTTTACCCTTAGAATCAACAAGATCTTTTACAATATTTGGTTTTCTTTCTCTAGCTTTGGACAAATTTTTTTCAGTTAAAAGTTTAGTAGGTGTAGAAGAAATTTTACTTATCAATGCCGAAAGGTTTTTTCCTCTTTGCCCTGGACAATGAGCAGCAGTTTCCGCCATTGCTTTTGCTGTATTTGGACCTTCTGCACTAGATAATTGAATAGGTCCTTTCATTTTTACTGAGCATCTAATAGTATTTCTATTATTTTCTTTAAATACAACATCAGTTTTTGGTTCTGGATCGCCAGCAATATTAAGTTCATCACTGTGATATGCATGTGCAAGTAATTCTGGATTTTTCTCCTCTACCAGATCAACACACTGTTTTGCTTGAATTCCTATGGGTCCAGTATACTGTTTTAAATTAAGATTTTTTTGCATTCTTTTTTGGATTTCCGTATAAGGAACTCCCCCACGAACCAAAGATTCATACACTATAGCCCACTCTAATTGGACACCTCTACCTTGCGCCATATATGAATACTTTTTAAGTATTTAGACATGGAGAATAGGGGACTCGAACCCCTCACCCCCGCCGTGCAAAGGCGGTGCTCTACCAAATGAGCTAATTCCCCAAAAAACCCCTTACGGGTCAAACGCCAAGTACAGCGCCAATATTATCATCAAGGTCTTGAATCACTGAGCGAATATCAATAACGCGCTCTGGAGTATGCTCAAGTCCATATCCTTTTTGTGCGTCAAAAAGAACTTGACGTACCACTGCAGCAGTACGGACATCCATTTTAATTGTTACTTTTTTTTCTTTAGTCATAGGTCTCCCTCAACACGATTTTCAGAACGTTCGATAGTAAAAGCACCTTCAGGATAACGAGCACTCAGTTTCTCAAAGTTCATTTGAATTACTTCTTCAAGTGAAATATCAAGACCAATACATGCCTGAGAAACATACCACATAATATCTCCAAGTTCACGTTTTAGGTGAAACAAATTTTCTTGGTTTACTGGTTTACCTTGAAAAATAATTTTTTTTACAATTTCAGTAAACTCACCTGCTTCAGCAGACATTCCTACAGCAGCAGTAAGCAGTCGCTCGGTATGAAATCCTTGGATCTCAAGTTCCTGAAGACGGTCTTGAAAATCACTATATTGTTTACTGGGGTTTGAAGTGGTTGTATCGACAAACTCAACATACTTATTAAGATCAATAGTCATTAAAATTTAAATCCCTCGAATGATTTTTTAGGTTTTTTGTCTTCATACTCATTATACTCATCATCCTGCCCAGAGTCAAGTATGTCTTTTTGAGCAGACTGTTCTACATCATACAATCTCATTTTGGCACGATCAATTCCAACAACAAATCTCTTATTCATTGTAGGATCATTATAACGATTCTTCAATTGTTTTACAAGAATTTGTCCCAACCCCTCCAACTCTTCAGTGCTAATAAGGGCAAACATAAGATCAGCAGTAGCAGGGAGACCAAAGGATTCAGAAGTATCAGTAAGTTCAACATCAGAACTACCAAAACCTGAACGAGTGGTCTGAGTAGCGGAGACAATTGGGACATTAAACTCGACGGCGAGCCCCCTAAGTTCTTCAGCAATTGACTTAACCAACGTATATGAGTTGATATTACTGCTTCCTTTATGCCTAGAGGAAGCACAAATATTAAGGTAATCAATGAAAATAATATCAGGTCTAAATGACTTCTTAAGTGCAAGTTCATTGAGAAGTGCTTTAAAGTGACCACTATGCGCTGATGCAGTAGGATACTCCTTAATTATAAGAGTTCCTTGTGTTTTTTTTGTGATATTATTGACTTTATTTTCAAATAATTGTTTTGGGAGGTCTGCAATATCTTGGATGGGAACGTTGAGAAGGTTCGCATCAATTCTTTCTGCAATTCGCTCTTCCGCCATCTCAAGAGTGATATAGAGAACGTTCCTACCTTGCAGTAAGACGGCACTAGCCACATGACACATGAATAGCGATTTCCCAACGCCCGTCCCAGCGAGAGCGATATTGAGAGTCTTATTAGGGAGACCACCTTTTGTGATCTTATTGAAGTATTCCAGATCAAATTCGATCTTATCCTCTTTCTTATGATATGTATCATATCTTAATTCATAATCTAATAAGTAATCGTGCCCAATGTGTGTATCAAAACTTACTGCTAGGGCATCCGAAAGAATTGTTGGGATACTATCCCTACCCTTTTTAGAGTCCTTTCCATCTGCAATATGAATAGATTCCATGAGTGCTAAGTAAATAGCACGATCACGGCACCATTTTTCCGTGGTGGAGACTAACCATTTAAATTCAACTGGAACATTTTCCAAAGAAGAAACTAAATGAGAAATTTCTTTAAAGGAAGACTCATTAATATCTCTCCTTTTTTCAATCTCAATTAACAAAACCTCATTAGTAGCCAATTGATTATAATCTTGAATAAATTTAAGAATTTCCTCAAAAACTACTTTCTGATTGAAATCTTCGAAGTATTCATTTTTAATAAAAGGTATTACCTTTCTAGTATATTCTTCATTGTATAAAAGATTTCTCAGAACTAAAAATTCAATCTTATCCATCATTTATAATGCAAATAAGTACTTAACAAATATTTTGGACCACTAATTGGTTTTTCACCTCTATGGGGAAACAACCAAACAGGTGGAAAAATTACCAATTTTCCTTTTTCTGGTTTAATTTCAAGATCCTTGAAAACTGTTTTACCACCTTCATCAACATCATTCAAATACCAGAAAAAAGATAAGAATCTTCTAGAAGATTCATGATCAGTAACATCAACATGAGTATCAAAAAAATCATTATCATCATTTAGATATCTTTTTATTCTAAATTGCTCAAATGCATTTTTTTCTGGAAAACATCTTTTATCAATATATTTGTAATATGCTTTCTTATACTCAAGAGTTTTTTTTACGATATAGTCATGAACATTATTAAGTTCTTCAGATTCTTTTGATAATTTTGTTAAATTTATCTGGGTAAAATTAGGGACTCCATCATTATCAATTCTTTCTTGATAATCAATCAGAGGATCGAATACATTTATCAAGTAATCACAAATATCTGGTTCTAAAGAATTTTCATAAATTTTGATAAAATCATTGAGTTCATCCATAACTAAACTCTTTTTTAGCAATCGCATCAAGTTTTTGCATTACTTCTTCAGTAAAGTATTCTTCGGGATTAGCAAGAATTTGTTTTGCGTAGATTTTTTTACCGTCCATTTCATATCTACCAGCAACGTTCTTCCACATTCCACCAATCTCACCTAGTTCCAGAAGACCATAATACTTATCAAGACCACGTTCATCATAGTAAAGACGAACTTCAACTTGTTGATTCTCCTTACTCAGACGTGATTTAGCAGTCTTAGCTTTGATAATATTACCGACCACTTCTGTTCCATCCTTTTCTTTCTTTTTGCTGAGATAAATGATCGTAGATGCTGCGTACTTGAGTCCGCTCCCTCCACCCATTTCCTTAGTTGGTACGTAAGCTCCGATAACATCATAGGTGTGATTAGTAACTATCATTGGAATATTTGCTTGACCAAGTTTCAAGGTAAGCATACGGAATGCACCCTTGATAAGTTGTGATTTGGTCATATCACGAACTTCTTTATCATTCAATGCATCATTGATCTCTTTGCTGGTAGAAAGCATTCCTAAAGAATCTAGCACAAACATGCAAGGATTACGCTCTCCCTCAGGTTTTTTCATATACAAGTCTACCGCCTTGAGCGCCTTTCCGCGAAACTCTTCAACAGTAACAACATTAACAACCACCAGACGAGTAGTATCAATTCCACGAGATTCTAAAAGAGATTTAGTAATAGCAGCTTCAGTATCAAAATAGAGACAATAACCATCGGGATTATTATCGAGGAAATTCTTAACAACGGCGAGGCTGAAGAAAGTCTTTCCAGTAGAAGACTCTCCAGCAATAGCAGTAATCTTATTCCCAGATACACCACCAAACACACTACCTGAAACCAGTGCATTAAAGATATACGAACCCGTATCAACATAACTTTCAGTCTCATCAATATCGGAGGCAAGTTGTGTATAATCTCCTCCAATTTCTTTTACAATATCTTTAAGAAAATCCATCAGCAAACCATCCCGTATTCTTCACGAAGTATTTTTTTATAAGGTAAACCTTGTTCTTTAAGTTCCCTAACCAATTTGAGTTTATGATAAAGGGCAGCATCACCACCAAATCCAAGTGCCTTCACAATTGTATCTAGTTCTTTTTCGTTAATAGGCAAATCCATCAATAACCTCTAGAATCTTTAGTCTCCATACAAGTAACCCAATCATAACATCTTTTTATTTGATTTGCAAACCAAGTTGCTTTACTCTCATCTTCAAAATCTTTAGACATTTTATTAATTTTTCCGTCATAAGTTTCATACCAAAAAACAGTATAGTTTCTCATGAGAAAAAATCCTCTAAACTAATTTTCTTTTCAACCGACCATCCAATAGAATCCAAAATAATTTTAAGAGGTTCTAAAAATGCCTTCTCAAATTGAGTATCATAATCAATATACTTATTAAGTCCAAGTTCTTTTGGAAAATCTTGAATAAATGCAATAACATTTTCTTGAATAATATTTGGCTTTTTCAAGAAAATAAATTTAACCTTTTCACCATTAGCAATAAGAGAATACTTATTAGTCAGTTTTTTCTCTTTAATATGATGATTGAAAAGAAGTGCTCCTCGAACATGAATAGGTGTTCCTTTTGCATAAATTGTAGATGATGCTGTATATTTACGGACATCTGATGCTGTTCTTGGGAAAGCAATTTCTTCGGGAGTGAGTTTTTTAAACATTTCACGACTCTTATCGATAAAATTAATTACATCATCTTCAGTCCCACTCAGCATCAATTTAAGACCATCCTTAATCATCTGACGACAAGGAGCTGGAGTAGAAGATTTGACTGCTTCAATACCCATCATCTTGAGTTTAGGTTCTTCATAACGAACACCTTCACTATCCCAGACATTCAAGATATAACGTTTCTTAGCAGTCCATATTCCACGATCAGCAATATTCTCACGCTTCATGATCATTTTCTGATCATATGCATTTACATACTCAGCCAATTCTTGGTAAGAACTCTCAATATACTTTTCAAGTTCCATCTGACAGACCTTATCAAGGAACGAAACAATGCTCTCAGTAGTTTTCTCTCTTCCCTTGAATACAGTTTCAACCAAAGGACCCATATTAAGATAAATGGAATCAGTATCTGAAGCAATAACATAATCAAAATCTTCCGTTTTAAAAACTTTATTGAAGTACTTATTCATTTTTTCTTCAATCCATCTGATTGCAACCTGGCCAGATAAGGTGATTGCCTCAGCATTTGCTAGTTTGTAATAACGGAAATACTGATTACCAATAGCGCCATAAGCGGAGTTAAGTTGAATCTTTCTCGCCATTTGAATGTTGTTGCAGCGAGCAATCTCTTTCTCTAGATCTTTTGTTTTTTTCTTTTCATACTCTTGCTTTGCAGCAAGCATTTTATTTTTATAGATGGTGCGATCCTTATAAATTTTTTCCATTAGTTCTGGAAGGAATCCACGAACATCTTTACGGTACATTGCACCATTTGCACAGACCGCATAATCCTTATATTCATCAAAATCAATCTCTCGATTCAAAATCCTATCGACAGAAGATGTTGGATGACGCTGATCCAAAAGAGTTTCTGGAGAAATATTATACATCATAATTAGATGTGGATATAGAGAGTTGAGGTCGAAATTTACAACCCAATCATATACACCAGGCTTTGGTTCTTTTACATAAGCACCAGCATATTTTTCATTTTTAACTGACCGTTCTTTTGGGGGGATGACGATATTCCTTTTCTTCAAATAATTGTATATGATGTTATCCCACATACGAACTTGATAAAAAATATCTCCATAATTGACTTTAGCGTCATACGCCATCGTGATGGCGAGTTCAATCAGTTTCATCTTGTCTTCCAAACGGTCAACAAGTTCCACGTCCTTAATATTATACTCTACGAACTTCTGCCATCCTTTAGTATAAAAGTCCTTAAAGGTATCAAACTCTGAGTGGTCAAGTTTCTTCTGACCAAGTTCCACATTTGCAATATGATCTAGGCGATAAGATTCTTGAGCTTTATATGTAAATTTTTTATATAGATCAAGGTAATCTAGTTGAGTGATTCCACCAACATCATATGCAATTTGCTTTCTACCATTTACAAAGATTTCACCCTGAGTCACAAGACCCCAAGGAGAAAATCTTTTCATTTGCTTTTCACCAAGAATCCTACTCAATCTACCACAAATGTAAGGAACGTCATAAAATTGAATATTCCATCCAGTAATAACTTCAGGAATATTTGCGTCCCAATAATCAATAAAATTTGAAAGGAGATGATGCTCACCTGAACATTGAATATAAGTTACATTTTGGTTATCATTTCTAAATGACTTAACTCCCCATGTAATAATCTTCTTAGTTGTGTAATCCTGAATTGTAATTGCAAGTATTTCTTCTGCACAAGACTCCACATCCGGAAATCCATTTTCTGAAGCAACCTCAATATCAATTGTTGATAGTTTAATTTTACTAATATCAAATTTAATTTCATCTTCTGGGTACTTATCCGATATGTATTGTGATACATATCGGTCGTTTCCATGGATTTTAAATCCGTCTACGTTCTCATATTTTTTATAAAATTCTCTACAATCACGGACCATACCCGGATTAATTGGTTCTACACTTTCACCTTCCAGGGTTTTATATTTTGTTTCTTTTTTAGATGGAACAAATAAAGTAGGACAATATTCCTCTTTAAACATTACATGCTTACCATTTTCATAACCACGGACGAGAAATTGATTCCCGATCATTTGCACATTGGTATAAAATCTCATTATTTCAAAATATCCTCATAAGATTTCAATAATTTAGAATTTGGTTGTGTAATAGTTAAAATTTTATCAGAATGAATCATAAAAGTATTTTGGTCAGTATATTCAACCAACCAAGGTTCTAAAGTAAGAGTGGAACCAATTTCATTTTTAACAACAAATGGTTCTACCAATTTACAATCTGGTTCACCAAGTTCAGATCCACATTCTTCAATTTGACTGATCAGAACTGACTGATTCAGTAAAATCAACATCTTGATGTTCTTCATTACTTTCTCCTTTTCCATTTTTTAATACATCCTTTTCATACATTTGAAATAAACTGTCTACTGGATCTACGATACTAAGAACCCAATCTAAATTTACTGGAATATTTTCCGTTTTGGTTAAAGGAATCCAAGGATACAGTTCAATATCCAAAGATGTTTTTCCTTTAATATCAGAAGGTTTAGTACTTTTAATCCTAATACCACATGGTTTGTTAAAAATATACCCAACCACTTTACGATCTTCCTCAGTTTCACCAAGCACCATTTCTTGGATACGAGTGATAATATTTTCACCCGTTTTTAATATTACTAGTTTTGTAGTCATTGCACTAAAATACCTCCATATAGTATAGCAAGAAAAAAAAGAGGAGTCAACCTAGATTTTGCCAGGTGCTCCTCGCGGCGACAATATTCAAAAGTATTTATAGATAATCTTTACGTTTATGGTAATCTGGAACAATTCTACCAAGAGTCACAGTTAAAAGCCCATCCTCAAAATCAACTGATCGTACTTCCGTATCATCAGAGAGTGTCCACGCTCTCTTAAAACTCCGTTGAGCCAAACCCTTGTGGATATAGTTGGACTCCGTTTCTTTATCCTCTTTTTGGCCTTCCACAAAGAGTTTACCATCTTGAGTGTAGACATAAACCTCCTTCTTTTTGAATCCGGCAAGAGCAAGTTCTAGTCGTGATTCGACATTGCTAACTTGAACAAGATTATATGGAGGATAGTTTGTTGTAGTTTCATGCAAATTAAATATGCGATCAAAATACTCATCCATTCCGATAGTATTGCGAGTGATCTTATCCATTAAGCGATCTAAATCCGCAGCATTATATTTCATAAGGTTAGTCATTATAGTAGCTCCTTTAAAGCGAGTTTGTGTTTTGTGGACCCTTGCGGCATCCATTATTAATTATACAAGAAACGAAAAAAAGAGGAGGGGTAAAAACCCAACCTCTTTTTAGGGTGTTCCGACTTTTGTAGAGACCGCACGAAAAGAGTCTCAACAATATTTATCACAAATCTTCTTCTTTTTTCTTCTTAGAACCAATATTATACTTGGTTTCTAACGCCCATTCATTTTTTTCTTTATAAGAAAGAACTTTAATTTGATTGAGAGGAGCAATGTCTTGAATTTTTTTCAGTTCAACAACCGTAATCAGACCCCAATCAGCAAGAAGTTGGGCAATACGATTACGACGTTGAACATCATTCACAGTCAGATTTGCATGTTTACCATCCAAGGCAAACAGCTCTTTAAAGTGAGTAATGTAATATCTACCCTGCTTATGTAGAATGTGACAAGATTGATATATCTTTTTTTCCTTTCTGGATGCTACTCCAATACGAGTCAAAGTTTCTCTAACTTTTAAAAAGTCGTCTGGTTCATTAAGAATAACCTCCACCATCATATCAGGAGACCAGTTTACTTGAGGTTCAATTGTTTGGTTAGTCATTTTGTTCCGCCAGTTTCAAGTCGTTTTTTAATAAAATCTAATTGTTCTTTATTTAGAATCTTCAAAGCTTGAGATGCCTTCTCATTACTATATCCATAGTATTGTTTAACACATTCTAAATCTTTGATTTTATCCTTTCGGAGCCAAGGAGAAAATCTCTTACGCTTCCTAAGACTATTTAGATAAAACAAATATTGCATATCTTTTGTAAGGTGATGATTAATATTCATCTCATTAGCAAAAAGAATACAGTCAATATTTCCAGATAAACATCTGTTAATAATATATGGTGGATAATTTTTTATCGAATCTGAAGATTCTTCTACAAAATTCTCTTTAGTAAAATTAATAGAGTTTAACCAATCCTTAAGTTCATAAGTCATCGAATAATCTCCAAATCACTTCCCAGTTTCCAAAGTTCTAACTCAGTTCTTAGACGATTTTCATTCTTCAGTTTTTCATATCTTTTACTTGCCTTCTTTTTCCACCAAGAAATTACATCATCGGGTTCATATCCAAACTCAGAAATATAATATCTTTTCTTTTCAGTTAAAGATTTAGCATATTCAATTGACTGCTTAAACTCATTCAACTTTGAAGTATCCTGAAGAGAATTTGTAATGATTGAAATCATCTTTGTTTGTATTTTTAACTTTTTAGATGATTTATCTGCAGATATGAGACGCTCCCCACCATTGGCTTTATTATTAAACCACCAAAACATTTCACGAAAATAATCATCGTGAAAAAGAGGTAGAAACTTACTTTCAGTATCTCCAATGTGTCGAATATAAGGTTTAAGACCATCGTACATTGATATACCCTTTGTCGTTCCGTACAAGGATGTTGTTTCAAAATAACGGAGATTCGTTCCGTACTTATTATCAAAATCCCTTTTTAATTTGTTTGAAGAAGCTAGTAAAGCAAGTAATTTTCCACCAAGATAATTGTATCCGAAGGGTTGTACTGGGACAATATTAAATCCCATAACAAATTCTTTATTGATTGTAGATAAAGAAAGAACTTCTCCAAAATAATCATTTCTTGGTTTTGAATTAATAGTTGGAGATCCAAACCTAACTACGCCAATAATCTTTTTTGTACTTTCTTCTGTTACTATCCACTTCAAAGTTCTTCCAGGAATTGCTTCTTCAATTGCATTTGAAGCAGTCTCGTTTAATATTTCCGAATATAAATCTTGATTGTATTTTGATGCTGGTTTGGGACTAGTATCCACCTCATGAATCTGGAAATCCATTTCATTCGGATGAATATTAAAATTGGAAAAAATTTCATACTCTGGACCAAACAACTTACCAGAAGCATTGGTAAGTCTACTAGACTTTACAAATCTCAAATAATCATCAATTCGATTAAATCTTGAATAATAGTTTATAAATTGATCCGCAGCCCACACAGCATCTTCATTTGAAAGACTCATTTGAATTCACATTCACACATAACTTCAGTAAGGGCAGCAAGAAGATTTATTTCCTGGTCAGCCACGAACGCACATTGGTATTGATACTTAGCAATAACAAGAACGGCAGCAGGGATAGATGTGGGTGAAAGATGGTCAAAAGTGGCGTCATAAACCCTGCGAAGTAGACTAGAAGCATCGTTGTCCAAGTTGGAGACCACCCACTTTCGGACCTCAGTAAAGTTCTTATCCTTGAGATTTTTAACCAGTTCATTTACAGAGATGTCCGAGAAAGATGCAAGAATACCTGAGTCAATCTTCCCCCCCACCGAATACCTTTGACATTCGTTGAGGACTCTTCGCCAATCTGGAAAGTGTTTGTTAATGATTTCTGCAAGAACTTTTTCATCATATTCAATTTTTTCCTTGTCCAAGATTTCTTGGAGTCTTTTGAAGAACGCACCCGCAAGATGCGCTCTTTCCTTACCTTTGATACCAAACTCAACGACAGCACACCTGGAATGGAGCGGCTCAATGATTTTATTTTTATAGTTGCAGGTAAAGATGAATCTGCAGTTGTTAGCAAACTCCTCAATAGACGCCCGTAGTAAGAGTTGTACATCGTTGGTTGTGTTATCTGCCTCATCAATGATGATGACTTTGTGTTTAGCAGTTGACGAAAGCGATACGGTCGAAGCGAAGTTCTTTGCATTGTTTCTGACAGTATCGAGGAATCTACCCTCATCGGATCCATTAATAACATAAACATCTACTCCCAATTCATTACATAATGCCTTTGCTACTGTAGTTTTACCGACCCCAGGAGGACCAGCAAGAAGCATATTTGAAATTTCACCTCTATTTAGAAAGTCACTAAAAGTTTTTTTAATATTCTCAGGAAGAATACAATCTTCAATTGTCTTTGGGCGATATTTTTCAACCCACAAAAATTCATCACGCATAATCAAATAGGTTGAGGACCACCAACAATAATAGCAGAAGGAATCTGAACTTGAGCAATTTTCTTTGCTTGAGATTGACTATCTGCATCGACAACAACTTCCAAGTAACGTCCGTCACGTGGAAGTTTATATTTTACACAATATTTCATCTAAATTTAGAATCGGGTTCAAGAGCAATATAATACGTCAAATCTGAGGTTTGACTCTTAAATCTAGAAAGAAGTTTTTCCGAAATTACAACTTCATATGTTCCAGGAAGAATTTTAATATTTTCTACCTTAAAGTTAAAAACAAATTCGTTGTCGGTTTCACCAACAATAATTGAAAACTCATTAGAAGAATCATTCTTCTTATCACGAACTACCAATTTAATTACACCATTTTCACCAACGGCAGAAAGATCAGAAATCTGATATACTGCTGCAGCTTTTTTAAGTTTATCAATTTGTTGGGTATTGATAACGAAACAAACATCTTCACTCGGAAGATTAATCTGTTTATCAGGAGGAGTAACAATTACGTTAGGATCTGCAAAGAAATACTTTGAGCGTTCTTTACCGTCCCTAATAATTGTATAACTATCATTCTCAAAATCCAATTCTGGATTATCATTGATAGAAAGTGCATTCAAAAATTGAGTAAGATCGTAGATCCCAAAATCTTTAGGAAATTCTTCTTCAACTGTTGCTTCCGCAAGAATGTTCTTCATCACAGAAATTGTGCGGATTGTTTTCCCAGATTTAAATAAAATTGACTGGTTAATTGAGGAAAAATTTTTAAGTACAGAGATGGTCTTTTCAGAAAATTTCATAGTTTTTTTTAGTTTCACTTGTTTTCAACGAGATTAAGATGATTAATCAAAAGAATAGTATAGTGCAGTACTTTGAATAAGTCGGCACGAGGAGTTCCTTTTGTATCATAACGATCAGTGTACTTAGTGATATTACCAGCACAAAATCCTTCACGACGATTGTGCTTAATCTTATCGAGGGTTTGTTCAGTTCCACCACCAGTACGATCAACATAATGTTGACTATAAGTACCAGAAATGTACTGTTCAAGTTGTTTCAGGATTTTATCTTCGTTGTATTTCCAGAAACCATTAGCATTTGCATTTTCGTTCATAGTAACAGGGGTTTTTTCAATTACAATTTTATCTTCACTATTAAGAGACATAGTGAATTGATTATACTCGTTCATAATAAGGGGGAAGTCACATTAACCTCCCCCAATTATATCAGAAAGAAGCGGGTTGGTCAATATTAGGATTGATATCCACTTGTTCAATAGGCATCTGGAAGTCAACATCAACCTTGTCGTACAGTTCCAAGAACGACTGTTTGGTCTCCTCATCAAAGCGGTTCACACACACTTGAATTGCCTTTGCCTTGTCTTGGAAGATGCTGTAGGCGCGGATGATATGGACCAGACGACGGGTAGAGATGATTTCCTCAATACCACCATCATAGAAGGTCTTGCGGATGATATCTGCCCAATCAGTAAGACGCTTGCAGAAGTCACGGTCTTCCACGCCAAGGTCCAGGGCAACGCCTTCCAGGATCTTCTGCTCGATAGCAGGAGCAGGATAGGACTGCTCAAGGGTTACGGGGAAACGCTCAAGGAATGCTTCGTTAAGAACGTTAGTACCGATGAATCGCCCATCATCAGAACCCTTACCTTTTGTATTAGCAGTAGCTACAATGTTGAAACCAACAGCAGGTTTCACAAACTTACCAATTTTTTTCAGGAAGACACCTTTACCTTCCAGGATGGACTGGAGGCACAGAATCTTGTTAGAGGCAAGGTCAATCTCATCCAGAAGCAGGACAGCACCACGTTCCAGTGCTTCTACAACGGGACCATTATGCCAGACAGTTTCACCATTCACAAGACGGAAACCTCCGATTAGATCATCCTCATCAGTTTCGATAGTGATATTTACACGGATGAGTTCACGCTTAAGTTGGGCACACGCTTGCTCAACAGAGAACGTTTTACCGTTACCCGACAGACCCGTGATAAACGCAGGGTAAAAAATATTGGACTGAATAATTTTTTTAATATCACCAAAGTTACCAAACTTGACGAAGGTATCATCTTTATCGGGAATAAGGTTTTGTTCCACGGCAGGAAGAGCGGGAGGTGCTTGATAAGAACGTTCGATTTCTTGAACACGCTCCTGAGTAACTTCAAGATTCCAACGACCACGGGAAGTTTTAAACTTATCAAGGCGACGGGTCACCGTCTGATAATTCAGACTACGGGAAGCGCAGAAACCCTTGATATCACCGGCACTCAGTTCAGAACCGAACAGAGATTGAAGTTCAGCAATCAGTTGATCGTCAGTCACAGAAATCTTGCGGGGCATAATGTAGTTAGGTGGTTTTGTTTAACTGAAGTAATTATAGCAGCAAAAAGGGGGTCTTGAGGACCCCCAGTGGTCAGTTCACTAACTGGTTTCTCAACTGCTCCAAATACTCTTGAGAAGCAATTTTTGGTTTATATCCAGGATAAAACATTTTAACAAGAGTTCCAACTCCCATAGCAGTGATAGCACTATCACACTTTACCCAAACTTCTTGAGTATCATACTTAACAACGTGATCATATGGAAATTTATCAAGTTTTTTAGACATTTCAATCCTCAACTGTAAATGTTTTGTTTTTTACTTTAGTATCAAATTCACCAGTTCTTCCTGGTTTCATTTTACCAATTTTAACATTCTTACCCTTTCCAGGCCAAGAAGTTTTTGATGTTCCTTTAAGAGTTGCACTTCCACCACCCTTACGTTGAATCAAAACAGAATCTTGATCGTACTTTTTACCCAATTTTTCAATTGCTTTTTTAAACTGCCTTTTTCCTTTTTTACCAGGAGTAATGACGTGAGATTTTTCAGCAACTTTTTTCTCCTGAGAAGTCCCTGGGTTCTCAGTATATCTACCTTTTACTTTAGTAGGTCCTGGAAGACCAGCACCTCTTACATCTTTTTCAAGTTGTTTTGAACGTGCTTTATTCTCTGACTTTGATTTGTCTCCACGTTGGGCAGACATAATAGCCATCCCACCTTTTTCAGATTTGGACTTAATTCTATTCAAGGATGTTTCTTGAATAGAATTGCATTCTAGCATAAATTGCTTAAATGATTTACCTTCCTCTAGTTTTGCCATTTGTACTCCTGTTTTTGGATTTCTTTCACCCATACCAAGTTTTTTATATATTCTACCTCTTTGCTCTGCACCTTCATCATCACTTCTCTTTCTTTTTTTCCCCGATGAACTAATAGCAGTAGGAGTATTGGTAGCAACACCCTTACGCTCTTTCATCTTATCTTTTACATCTTTCAAAGCTCCGACAAATTGTCTTGCCCTTTGCCCTGGTTCTTTTACCTTAGACTTTGGAGAACCCACAGTAATATCATGCACTTCAGAATCTTTTTTAGCTCCAGTTTTATGAAACTGTTTTTTCAATTCTTTAGCATCAACCTTTTCACCCTCTTTATGTTTTTGTTTTGATGTATGAGCAGCATAATCTGCAGGAGACTTATGAGTTCTTACCCAAACAGGAACATCCTTCCCACTTTTTTCCACCTTTGGATCTTGAATAGGACCCTTCTTTCTAAATCCAGCACGAGCAACATCTTTTCTAGCAGCACCTTCGGATCCGGGAATAGGCATTGTACCTGATTTGCCGGATCCTTTCATTTTAAGTAAAGTCCTTTCATCAAGGATTTCTTCCTGAAACTGCATCTTTATATTACTTTTTATTTATTTATTTAAGCAACAAGATCCATAAACTCTCCCAAAACCCGCTTGTTCATCTTTTTAGATTTCAGACTCTTTACAAAAGCAGATTTAATTTGTGCTTTGGTTGCACATTCATGAACATCAAACTCAGCATCTTGAGATAAAGCAGTTGCAGAAAGACCAAAGTAAGAATGATACCCAGATTTTTTGATAGAGATTGCTTTTTCCTTTTTCCAAGTAGACATTACTTTTTCATAATCAGGACCATAGCATCCACAGTAACGGCGGATAAAACTTCCAGCATCACGACTTTCAAGAACACGGATACCAATGAAGTTAATATAAGCAAATTTATCTCGGAGATTGCAAAGAAGAACATCAGTAAATTTCCACCACTCACCATCAAGAGAATAAGTGTTACCAGTCTTGCGATCACGAAGGAAAGCATTAGAACCAATGTGAGAAACGCCAATAAAAGGACCTTCTTCCCAGTTACGTTGAACTTCACGATGATACTTTGGAGACTGAGATTCACCATCAGTAAGAATCACACATTGAACTTTTTGCAGTTTGTTTTCGCTCCGAAACTTTGGAAGAATTTGATGAAGAGTAATCAGAGTCTCATTCAATGGAGTTCCAGAAAGATTCAAACCCAAAGGAATATTATAACTACAATTATACGAACGACTAAAAGCTGCAGAAAGACGAAAAATGTTTTTCATTTGCTCATCTAGAGTTTTGCCATTTACTTTACTAGTCAGAAGATTCATCAAAGAAAACCATTCACCGACTTGAACAAGTCCATCACGTTTTTCATAAGAAAGTTCGCGGAAATTTGCTTTACCATCTTCATCATAGGAAACCAAAGGATAATCAGTAGTAAAAGCATAAACCTCAAAAGGAATCGAAACTTTCTTACAGAACCAAACAAGGTTGAAAAGTTGCTTTACCGTATCCAACATCACATCCCCCATTGAACCAGACCAGTCCAGAATGAATACCAGACCGTGATTCTTGCCGTCTGCAAGTGTTGTGACCTTGCGGAACAGGTCTTCATTGTATTTGTAGGTGTGCAGTTTAGAGCAGTCTAGAACACCTGTACGCGCCGTCGTCGCACGTGCATAACTATCTGCTGCCTTACGGCACTCAAACTCTTTTACCAGATAATTAACTTCCTTCTGAGCAGAACGCTTGAACTGATTGAACTGAGTATCAACATTCCCAAAAATTTCGTCATGAGTGTACCCAGTACGCTCAAGATAATCTTTCCAAGTTTCCTTACACTTATCATGAATTTCTGCATTTGGAACGATTACTTTTTTCAAATCAAGTTTAGGAAGTTCAATATAAACATTCTCATAACCACTAGTATTAACCAAGTCTTTTAGAGATTCTTCCAAAGAATCCATAGTTTTAACTTCAGGTTCTTCATTCTCATCACCACCCACGGGAGAGTTAGTAGATTTCAGTTGCTCCGAAGATTCGCTGGAAGCAGAACCATCAGAACCATCAGATTCGGGTTGGTCGTTCTCACCTTCTCGTTGATCGGAGAAGTCAGAAGCAGGTTGTTGATTAGCACCACTTTGTTGAGACTCAAGATTATCAATTTGAGTCTTAGTTTCTTCTTGCTTTTTTTGTTTACAATACTTATAGAGTGCTTCTGCAGCGATCAGAACATCAGCAAAGGTTTCGGTATCGGCAATCAGGTTGATGATTTCAGTTTCTTCGCCACGCTCAACAGGAATATCTACAAAATTACCAACCTTGAACCACAGGTTAGCACGGTCAGCAAGGTTATAAGTTTCCAGTTTATCATCACCAATCTGAAAGAAATCTTGGTCAGCAAGTTCCTTATAACCGTTGAAGAAAGTCTTAGCAAGACCAGCATAACGACGCTTCATCAGTTTCTCGATGCGAGCATCTTCCACCACATTCACAAACTGCGGGGGAATCTTGTGCTCCTTCAACCAGTCTTCATCAGGCGTAAAAAGTGCATGACCAACCTCATGTCCTACCAGAAGGTCATAGACTGTATTGCTTGCCTTCTCCCACAGAGGCAGCGTCAGCACACGAGTATGAACATTAAAACAGGCAGTCTCTACTTTCTTATGCTCAACCACAAGATCTTCAGTAGCAAGCAGTTTAGCCAGTTGTGACTTGATTTCGTGGCGGACAGTCATAGGTTTGGTGCGTATTGACCTATTATACAAAAAAAGGAGGTCTTGCGACCCCCCAGTGGACAGTTTAGAAAGTGTCCTCAATCTTTAGGCATTCTAGCACCAGTATGATGTCTTACAACACCAGCAGAATCAGTATAAGTTGCTCTTTCTGGTCTAGGAGATACATAACCTACACCAGGAACAGAACCAGTTTGTCCTTTTGCTCTTGCTTCATTTCTTGCTTGTGCTCTTTGTGCCGCTCTACGACGATTTCTATCGTATGCTGCATCTTCACCAATAACTTCATCAATGATACTATTTCTCCACTCTTCACTCATATTCGCCATAATAGCAAGAGATGCCTTATTTGTATCTGCATAACCTTCGGCAACCAAATATTCAATTATATAATCAAAAAGATCACCTTCAAATTCTTCTCTATTCAATCTCTTTGCTGCTTGTGCTTTATAAAGACGCGCAGCTTGTGCAGCCTTAGCAGCAGCACCTTCTTTATCACCAGTAACAGAAAGTTTACCACGCTTTATATCTGCAGCTTTTGATGCTTTCAATGCAAGATCAGGAGAAATTTCATCAAGTTGTTGAGTTTCCACTGACTTTAAATATGCTTCTTGAAGATTAATAAGATCTCTAACGTCCATTTTTTTTTCTTAATCTATTATAATAATATTTATAAAAAAGAAGCGTCTCGTTGATCAACGAGACGCTTCTTGAGTGCTTGGCGACGTGCCTTTGCTTGTCGGAGTGCCTGCGGTTTGAGTTTTCGCTTCTGCTCCTTTTTAGAATGGTGCATCCAGTTTGGAGTGTTCATTGATCGTATCCAGAATGTTGATGGTGGGAAACCACCCAATACTAGTTAGTATTTTAACATCTGCTGCATTGTCCCGTCTCTCTCCAGGGGTCAGTTCCTTAACTGGCAGGTGACCCTGACCAAATGCTTCTGCTAAATCAGAAACCTTTACAGATTTTCCAGTCCCAACTGAGACTGGTCCAGTTACATCACTCAAAGCAAGATATCGAATAGCACGACAAACATCCTTAACATGAATCCAGTCTCTTTTGTGATTTGTTATATAAGTTGCTTTTTTATCTTTAAGCAAATCATACATCATGTTACCACGACCGCCAGGACCATAGACTGTGGTAAATCTCATACCAACAGAGTTTGGTGGGGCCATTACCTCATTAATCCATTTAGTCATTGCATATGGATTAGTCCAATAATCCTCTTCTACAGTGCTTGAAGAGGCATACAAAAGGCGTGTATTTGTTTCTCTACACCAATCAAATATCTTTTTAGTTTTGAGAACATTGTTTTCGTAATACTTTTCTGGATTCTCTTGACTGTCTCTAATATCAGCAAAAGCAGCAAGATGAATTACAAGGTTAAAATCTCCTCCAGAAAAATCACCAATATCATAAGGCAAATCCATACCAACAACTAAGTTGTTATGAGTCTCTACCCAATCATTAAAAACATGTTTTCCAATAAAACCTTTATGTCCAGTAATTAAGACTTTCATACAATTCTACTAAATCCTTTAATTTTATCAAATTTAATTACGTTATCAAATTTATCATGCAAAGATTCTTTATGGGAAATAACAAAGATATTTGCATCTTTAATTACATATTTAATAATTTTTAGAAAATCATCAGTTCCAAATCCATCAAGAGAAGAATCAAACACTTCATCCATAATAAGGAGATTGGTATTTACTGAATTTTTAAATTTAGCAACTTCCCTCCAAGTAAAGAGAAGAGCCAAGTCTATTCTCATTTTTTCCCCTTCACTAAAAGAAGCATAGGAAAAATCTTCATGAATTGGGGACTGGACGGTTTCGTTAAATTCATCATCAAGAGTAAAGTTAATGTAAAAGTCCATCATCTGAAGATAACGGTTTACTTGCTGATTTATCAGCGGCAAGTACTTCTTAATGATTTTGGATTTTACTCCACCGTCTTTAAGTAAACTATACGCAAAATCGTAATAGTTGATTAAGTCTTTTTTAGAAGCGAGTTCGTCGTATGTAGTTTTTAGGTTCTCTTTAAAAGATTCTAACTTCTCATGTTCAGAATTTCGGTTTGCAAGGTTCTCGGTAAGAACTTGAATTTCATGTTCAAGATTTCGGATTTGTCTTTGTAATCCGTTAATCTTAATATTGTTTTGAGAAATGCCATTCGTTAGTTTCGAAATCTCCTTAGACAGAGTATTGAATTGACGCTCTCGCTTCTCTTCCTCTTTAATTGCCTCCTCCAGTTCTTTATAACCAGATTGCAACTCCTTTGCTTTATTTTGAGCGTCATTAATCTTATTTATTCTAAACTCGTCCTCAATCTCCTGTGTGCAGGTAGGACAAACCGTATTTTCAGTGAAGAACTTATGCTCTTTGGTAATCGTAGATACCTTTTGTGAGATTTTACCTTTTAGATTTCCCAACTTACGAAGTTTTTCTGCATACCCAATTAATTGATCTTGCTCGCAGATATACTCACGAAGAGGATCTTCCAGAGAAGAGTTTTCTTTTATATGATCATCAACTTCTAAATTTAATTCAGATATCTTTTCTTTACTTGCATTAATATTAGCATTACCACGATTCTCAAGTTCTTCAATGAAATTACTTTGCATTTCAACTTTTTCTATAATGGATTGCTTTTTCAAATCCAAAGTTCTAAGTTGTTCTTTTGCAGATCTTATTTTCTCTTTAATGAGATTATTCATTGAAGAGAAAATCTTAATATCTAATAGATCTTCAATAACTTCTCTTCGATGAGCAGCAGGAAGTTGCATAAAGGGAACAAATGCACTTGAACCCAAAATTACAATTTGTGTAAAAGATTTATAGTTCATTTTAAGAACATTTTGCTCCAACCATTTTTGCTGATCCAAAGCTGCAGAAGACTGATCTAAAGGAGATCCGTTTCTATAGATTTCAAAAATAGCAGGTTTTATTCCACGAACAACTTTCCACTCAGTTTTTCCAATAGAAAATTCAACCTCAACAACACAATCCTTTTCATTTGCAGTATTGATAAGTTGGGGTTTGTTAATTTTACGAAATGGTTTCCCAAACAAAGAAAAGGTAAGGGCATCCAGAACAGTACTCTTACCTGCACCGTTTGTTCCAATAATCAAATTCGTTGTTTTATTTACGAATTCAATTTCACTAAAGTGGTTTCCCGTTGAAAGAAAATTTTTCCAACGAATATTACGAAATAAAATCATTTGTTTCTGGTGGAATTACAATGTCGTTTTCAGTTATTATTGTATATTGGTAATTGTGTACTTCACATGCTTTAATTAGCAATTCATCATCTACTTCCAAAACTTTCATTGTTGGAAATTCTTTTTCCTCCAACATCATAGCATATCTTGCCGCGTCATCTTCTTCAACAAAAAGATAGATAATCTCTTCCCCATCTTCATTTTCTACGGAATATGCACCCTTCTCTTCGTTTCCATCAACTGTAAGGATATACATTTTTATGCCATCTCACAAGCTTCTTTATAGATTTCAGATATAATTTTTTGAATTACCGATTTATCCAAATTAACCTCAGACTCTTCAATATATCTATTAAGAATAGAAATAGTATCTTCGGATTCAAATCCTTCAAATTCATCATCATCTATGATTTGAAAATTTTCAACAATTTTCAATTCAGCAACATTTGCTGCATACAATTTATCGATAAATTTTTCAAACTGTTTGGTATCGGATTTTTTTCTAACTATAACTTTTACTATTTTTTCTTCATATTCTCTTGTATCGAAAAGTTGAGGATTTGTATCCTCATAATAAATGTTATAGAACATCCTGAACGGATTGTTTACGGGAACATGTTCTAAAGTATCTGTATCAAATAGAGTAAATCCGCGATCATCATTCACATCATTCCAATAAATCTCATACGGATTACCCAAATAGAAAATTTTTCCATCATTAGAACGAGTATGATAATGACCAGAAAATACTTTTTCAAATTTATTAAAAATTTTGGTTTCCATACCATGATCCATAACATGGCCTCTATGAGAGTTAAACCCATTAAGTTCCAAATGCCCCATTGCAACGGAAGATTTGGTATTCTCAATCATTTTTAAAGTTTTTTTTTCATTTTCTTGGTTAATCCAAGGAATAAAAAGTACTTTTAATTTATCAACTAAAACCTCAGTTGGGTCGGAAATAATTTCAACATTATCATACTCACGAAGAAGAAGATCCACAGCATTTACTTCGTTTGTATTTTTATAATACGAATCGTGATTTCCAACAATTAAATGCAATTTAATTCCCCTCTTCTTAAGAGGGTCAAAAATATTATCTTTAGACCAAGCAAGGGCTGAAAAATCAATTCCTTTTCTACTATCAAAAGCATCACCCATATGAATAACAGTTTTAATTTCCTCCTTATCTAAGGTAGGAAAAAATACATTATGGTAAAACTTTTTAAAATAATCATGAAAAAGTTTAGAATTTTTCCTTGCCCCATAATGGGTGTCACTTATAATACCAATCTTCATAATTATCAGTATCTTATCTTGCTATGAACAGCATCTTTAATACTATTATAGTCGCTGTAGTTGGATCCGTCAATAAGGTTGTTGTCCACAAAAACCTCATCGTATCCAGTCTTTTCTAGGATTTTATTTTTGATTTCTAACTGCTTTTTCTCTTTTTGAATTCTTCTCAAAAATGCGTAGTGAATGATTTGAGTAAAGTAAGCAAAAGGATTTTGAGATTTTTCTGGATCAAAATTGTGAATATACTGAACACAATTTTCTATACCATCAGAAATCATATCATCTTTGAAGATGTAATTTACAAAATTAGGTTTGAAAGATAAGTGAGTTGCAATCTTTAAAAAACATTCACCTATGTAATTTGGAATTTTTGGTTTAGGTCTATCATTAATTTCAGCAATTTTTACATTATCCCTATGATTAATTAAGGCTGCTAAAAATTCTTTGTTATTAACGTAATGAATTGACCTCTTTCTTTTGGTCATTACTGCTGTGGTTATCATTTAACAATATTATGTATTATCAGTACATGATAACACTTTTCTTGGTAGTTGACAAGCATTCCTAATGTGTGTATAATAACCTTTGTGGAGGTTGAAAAGATTAGTATTAGCTTTTATTATAAAGCTTCTCTAAGATCTCTTTAGCATCATTGACGTTAGCAATATATCCCATTTTTCTATTTAATTTTGTACGCTGATAACGTCCGTTTGAATTTCCAGATTGACGTACATAAGATTGATACATTTGAATCATTTCAATATCAAAAGATTCAGACATTGTAATTACATTGTCTAGATCCAGAATAAACATATCTTCTGTTGTGGTTTTTAACCAAGGTTCTATTTTATATCCAATAATTCCATTTTTACCTTTAATTTCGGATATGATTATTGGATTGCTTACAAGCAATATCATTCTGTCGTTTTCTTCACATGGAGAAACTTTTGCAAATATTTCTTCCCCTGATTTTAACTTTAAAGTTGCATAAAAATCTTCTTCCATCATTGTTTTAAATTTACAGTTAGTATTTCATAATTAAAATTTTCTTCATTATATATTTTTATTCTTTCTATTAAATGATTTAAAGTATAATTTTTTCTAGAATTGTAAGTACAATCATCGGATATATCATATAACATTGCTTTATTTTTAGATTTACTTTTTCTAAGTACTCTCCCTATACTTTGCAAATTTCGTATTCTAGATTTACTTGGAGATGCAAATATTACATTGTGTAGATTTTTAATATTTACTCCTGTGGAAAATACTCCATATGATGCTATGATAATTGCATTAGATTCAATTTCTGTAATTTCTCTAATTTTTTCTCTTTCAACAGCATCAACTCCACCATGTACAAAAAAGACTTTTCTACCTTGATGTGCATTTTTATTTATGAGTTCAAACAGCGGTAGTCCATGCGTTTCTACTCTGGAAAAAAGAACCAAAGTATTTCCTTTTAAATCTATAGATAAATTTTTAATAAAGTTATTTCTTTTGTCATGTGTAATTAAATATTGTATCTCATCTTCAAAAGTATTAAATTTGTTAGCCGGATGTTTCAATACAATACATTTAATGTCTAATTTTGAAACATGACCTTGCTCCATCAACTCTGCGGTTCTTGTTACTTTATATGATGGACCAAATAATCCTTCTAGAACCCATTTGTGAGTTTGTGTACCATCAAGAGTTCCAGTAAATCCAAAACGATATTTTGCATGATGAAGTTTAGTCATAATCTCTATAAGAGATTTACTTTTGAAAAGGTGCGCTTCATCTCCAATAACTACATTGTAATCTTCAAAAAATGATCTCTCTAATTTATAAACAGATTGCCATGTTGTAATTGTAACTGGATATTCATTAGTTTTTTCCCTACCAGAATAAATTCGATGGCAATATGACTCAGCATCCCAACCATAATCCTGGAAATCTTTATACATCTGCTCTACAAGAGATGTCGTTGGAACAACTAAAAGGATTTTTTGTCCTTTATTTGCATAATACCTTACTAATGAATAAATCATCAGAGATTTGCCTGAGGCAGTTGGTGATATCAATAATTTTCTATTATGTCTTAAAGCATCGTATACTCCATCTACCTGATATGAACGAGGAGTATGGGAGCAAATAGAATGCATGTAATCTTTAACACCTTCATGGGATACCTCTTCGTTTATCTCAAAGGGTAACCCATAAAATTTATTTTCTTCGAATGAATAAGTATAATTATAATTTTTGCAAAAAGATACTAACTTATCCAAAAGACCAATATAAATTTGTTTGGTTCTCAAATCAAACAGATGAATTTCTCCATTCCAATTTCTACCCCTATACTGGGGCATGAACTTTGCATTCGGAACTTCAAATTTAAAATAATCCTTTAGTTCGTATTCGATATGAGGTTCGGTTTTTATTTTTAAAAAAACCTCATTAGATTTGCTAATAGTTAAATTTGAATTGTCAACCATATCCTGCCTGGAATTTTATAAATTCAATAGCATTCTTAATTTGGTAAGTTCTATTTTGAATTACTTTAAGAATACTCTCAATATAATTTAGGATAGTTTCGTAGTAGTCAATTTTCAAACAAATTTGAGAAAGATTTTTATCTGCATCCAAATATTTTTGTAAGGTTTCTTTATCTCTTATTTTTTTGGGAAAAGGATTTTCTACATATACTTCTGGATCTGCCTTTCCAGTGAAGTATTCATATCTCTCATGTCTTATATTTTTTTTCTGTTGTTCTGCTTTTTTCCTTAAAAGAAAAATTGTATTGTATAAATCAAAATATTTTGCATGTAATCTGGGAATGTTTAATGACTCTGTATGCAAATTGTCTGGGTCAATTTTCGAATCTTCTTCCCACATTTTTTGTATAGTATCAAGGTCTAGCTTCATAAAGGATTGCCGTTCAAATCAGTTATATTGTAAATAGTATACTTGAATACTACCTCTGCGGTAAAGTATTCAATATCATTCATTGTTGCATCAAATTGTAATGTAGATAAAGAAACTGGAAATAAATCTTTAAATTTGATTTTAAAATTTGGATTGTTGTTGCTTGTTAAAATTTGAAGAGTAGCATCCGAATATATGTTCAGCATGGACTTTGGTTGTTGGTCCATTGCTTTGTTTGATTTTTGCAAATCATATATTTCTTGAAGACTTTCTGGATAACCAAGTCCTCTCATCCAATTTTGTATTTCCATATAGTTTTCAAGATTTTCATCTACCAAAAAACGTAAATTAAAATCGGAAAAAACTAACTTATCACCAGGAACATCAATGTCTTTTAGGTATGTTGGTTGAACAGCTACTCCTAAATCTATTCCTGGGATATTTGCTTGGTTACTGAAAAATGATACTTTTGGACTTTTATTTAATACAAACTTAAATCCTACAGGAGATAGAAAATTTCTATTCTGTATTTGATTATCGTAAATATTTTTTGTAGCCATTTTTTTAACTATTTAGATAAAAAAAGAGGGTCCCGAAGGACCCTCCAGAAATATGTGAATTTAGATCACATGAGGTTCTTAACAGCAACTCTTCTGTAGTAACGGTTTGCGTTAACAGTGAGGTTACCTTGACCCTGAGTTGTACCCTCAGCGAATGGGTTAGCAACCATACCATAACGAGTCTTAAACCCGATTTTTGGTTGGAAGCTGTTCTCACCAACGGCACGTACCATTTGGAGAGGAACATATGGGCAATAGAAGAGACCTGCGTCATAAGGTGAAGAACCCTTATAACCAACAACGTAGTACTGGTTACCACCTGTTGGAGCAGCGTTACCTGTAGTCAGGTTAGCAGCATATGGGTCAATGTAGACGCGGAATTTGCCCATCAAAGTACCAGCAAAAGTATTGCCAGTGTCGTCAACGTTAAGGTTAGCGTTGAGTGCGGGGGTGTAATCGAGAACACCAGCCATGGTGAGTGCTGAAGCAACGTCAGCAGAACACATGATGATGTTGCCCTTTCCACGACGAGTTCTTTGTGCGATTGCGTTAGCATCACGCTCGATTTGGAAAAGAAGACCCTTGAACTTCTCAACAGACCAACGACCGTTGGAATCAACGTCGAGGTCAAATACACCAGCAGTAGCGGTGTTTTGTGCAGCACCCTGTTCAGCAACCCTGTAGATGGTTCTGATAACTTCGCGGTTGATTTCAGCAAGAATCTCGGTTGAGAGAATATTTGCTAATTCCGCTTCAGCGTTCAGACCGTGGATTGCCTTAAGGTCTTGTGCGAGTTCTAAGGTGTACTCAGCTTTGAGTGCGCGTGACTTTGCAGTAACGGTAACTTTCTCGATTGAGAAAGCCATCTGGTTGAATGCATCAGCACCGCTATCAAGAGCTTCTGCCTGATCAGTACGCATACCCTGACCAACATTGTAGTCAGTGCTGGTTGAAGATGCGGTTGGATTAAGAACTCCTGGGTTTGAACCGCTTTGTGCGGTAGTACCCATACCAACTGAGCCGTCGGTGAATCCGTCGCTATTATCACGACCAAATGGTTGCCCAGAGTATGCAGTATCAACTTCGTTGAAGAATGCTTCTGTGCCGCTCTGGCTGTTGTAGCGTGAGCGCATTGCGAAGATGAGTCCAGTAGGACCGTTCATTGGTTGAACGCCTGCGAGGTCATAAGCGACCAAGTTGGGCATTGAACGTCTGATCAATGAGATCAGAACTGGATCGAAACCTGCAGTAGGACCTGCGCTGAATCCTTGTGCGCTACCACCGAAACCAGCTGTACCACCTGAAGCAGTGCTGTTTGCTGCGGTTTCGGATAAGAATGAACCTGCAGTATCAAATGCAGATTGCTCTCTTAAAAACTTTTCTTGGTTTTCTAGCAGGACTGCGGTTACCGCTCTACGATGTGAATCTTTGATTGAATCAAGACCCTCATAGTTGAGGAGTGGTGCCCACTTTTCCTGCAGATGCTCGGAATGGAACATTTGCGTTTACCTTTTGTAGTGTGTTTGTTTACGTTTGAATTATATTAAATTCAGTTTATTTGCTAAAGGATGAAAGCGTTCTCAGATAAGCGGCCATAGAACCTGTTACATTTTCAGGTGCTCTGTCTACTCCCTCCGAGAGGGTTTCTGTTTTAGCCGATGGAGATACCATTCTTGAAGGAAAATATGACTCCTTCAAAGTCTCCAACTTTTCACGATATTCTTCTTCACTTTCAAACTCAACACTTTCGGCAAGTGAAGCGAGCTTTTCTTTCTGAGTAGCAGCAAGGCCCTCAGAAACTTGATCTAAGATCCCATCAGCAACCGACTCTGCGAGACGCTTGTTTAAGGAAATATTTCTCTCAATCTGCTCGTTGAGTTTTGTCTCCATTTCGTCAAGTTTATCTACCATATTCTCTAATACATCATATCTATCTTCAGGGATTGTTACATAATGCTCTTCAAAAAGTCCCTTCATGCCTGAAAGGAATGATTCTGTGATTTCAGTTTTGAGTCCATGCTCTATTGCTAGAGCATTTTCCTCAAACCATTCATCAGCAACATATTCTAAATATGAATCAATTCTTTCTTGAAGAGTTGATTTAATTTCTTCAACTTCTTCAAAAAGTCTTTGACCATACTGCTCTTCAAGAGCTTCCTTAATGTCAGAAACTTTTGAGCGAAGAGCAGCTTCAAAGATGATACGTGCTTTCTCTTGGAATTCCTCAGAAAGCTCTTCACCTTCTAGGAGAGCACTAACATCTTCTTCAATATTAAAATCTTCTTTTACTTCCTCTTCATCATCTTCCTCTTCATCATCCTCTTCGGATTTCTTCTTGTTTTTCTTTTTATCTTCTTCTTCGTCTTCGTCTTCTTTGGCGGCTTCCAAGATCTCTTCTTCCGAGATCTCTTCTTCGGAGATGAGATCCTCATCATCTTCTTCTGATTCTTCTTTAACAGCACCTTTCAGTTGAGGAGTTGGATCCGCAGATTTAGCTCCCTTATTAATTACATCCCTAACTTGCTTAAGAGTTGCACCAGGGGTTTTTAATTTAGCTGAATCATCATCTGGACGATAGTTTGTTGGATCTGGGCCACCCAGATCTTCCCAACTACCTGTCTGACCAGCAACGGCACCTGCTGCTAGTTTGGGCATCGAATCTCCCGCTTTTGCATTTGCATTGACAGCGGTTTTGGATTGCTTAGTGCCTACTTCCATTTCTTGTAAATCTCCACGAGACATTTGAACTCTCCGATTAACCTTAGTGTAATTTAATCTATATTTATTTATAATTTAACAAATTACAATGAGTTTAAAAACTCATTGAATAAATTTAATTTATTCTCTTCTAGAATTTTTTGATCTACAAGAGTATTAATTCTTTTGAAAGTTCTTTCCGCTGATCTTTCACGAAGCATTCCACCTTCCCAAACCCACTCCTTACCTTCCATAATTCCTGATACAAAAGCGTCAGGAGCAGAAGGATCAGCAACGATATCTGCCGCAGTTGCAAGCATGAAATCTTCACCAACCTCGGTAAATCCTTCTCTCGTTGTTTTTACCGAACCAATTCCTCTAGAGGAAACTCCAAGAGTTACTCCTTCTTTAAGAAGAGATTCTGCAATTTTACCCATTGGGGTAGAAAGAATCTGCGCCTTACCGATAAAGTTATTTCCTTCGCGGTGAAGAGAAACAATCTTATGAGAAACACGATCAAGGTTGACGGTTGGTCCATCAGGGTGACCAAGTTCTCCAAGAGCACGACCTTTATTTACATATTGCTCAGAATAACGCTTTACCTCTCTTTCCATAACAGGTAAGCGATACATTCTACCATTGCGGTTTACAACTTCAGTTTGTAGGAAAGGTCCTTGAATATAAAGAGTCTTCTTACCGTTGACTGTTTCGGTAAGAACTTCTACTGATTCAATTTCTTCGGTAATGAGTTTCATTATGCTTGCCCCGTTGTTTGTACTTGTTGAATGTATACTATTCCAGAACCACCTTCGGTTCTAGCAGATACTCTTGTAGATCTTTTTAAATCCGCATATGATGAAGATGCAAATGCAGTCGCTATTCCACTTGAGTTATAATCAACAGTAATTCTTTCTGAAAAATAACCATCATAAGATGATGTATTATTTGTAGATTTAACTGGAACGTGGACAAAATTATAATAAGTTTGTCCGCTAACAGTTAAAGTTACATAGTCTCCTACTGAAAAAGGAGACTGAGTTCCCTCCGCAAAAATAATAGTCGTTGTTGTTCCGGTTGTTATACCTACGACTCTATTTGAACCTGGAGTTAACGCTAGGGTCTCACTTTTTCCTGCTGGAATATAATAATCAGAAATTGTGGCGGTTGGATTTGTACCAATTGCAACAAATGCACCAGCACTAACGGCAGTCACTCTTAGAACGTTTGATTGAACTGTGAATGAGGTTGTTAATGATGATACTGCGGTTGTTGATAAAGAAATTCCCGCCCCTACTGGTTTATGAGCCATTATTTTTAGAATTCATTTATTAAGTATTTATTATTCTTCTTCTTCTGATCCAAAGTCAAACATAGAATCAGCTACATTTGGTTTATGTGCATCAATTATAGATCCAGCCTTTGCAAATAAAAGGTCTTTGATTTTATCGCTAATCTGAGAAGGGCTTTCATCAGCAGCAATCATATCGATTAAGTCTTCCATAGTTTTTAATAATTTTTTTAATCTATATTATTTATATTTTTCCACCACGAGGAGATGGTGGTGGTTCTGCAGCAGCACCATCAGCTTCTGTTGCTGCTCCCTGAGAATCTAAATTCGGTTCCATAACTGGTTGTCCCAAATCCATTGCTGCCGGATCCATTGGTTGACCCGTTGCCGGATCAATTGGAGCGTTTGGATCTGGAATAATCCCTTCTTCTATTTCCTTTTTGATTATTTGATCCTGTTCAACAATTTCTTGATCAGTTTGTCTTAAGATCTTTCTTCTTACATAATCTTGAGAATAATATTTCCCAACATATGGTTCTGCAGTTGCGACCAAATTAAGTCTTTCAGTAATTAATTCAGCTTCCTTAAGTTCAGAAAAATGGTTATCATATAAGAAGTCATATTGAATATGATCCTTCATTAGGTCCCAATCTTTTGGTGTAATGATATTTTTTAGAATCAATTGAGTCTTTAGCATATCATTAAACATTCCGGAGAATCTTTTTCTAAGTCTCCCCACAAATTTCGTAAATTTGAGTTCATCACGAAGAATTTCTGATGAGCGACCAAGATTGAATCCACCTTCCCCATCCATTCTTGATGGTGGAACATTCAAAGAGCGAAATAGTTTTTTCTTGAAATATTCAATATCTGTTATTTCTCCCAAATTTTGTCCACCAGGAAGAGTAGTAATTTCTGTTCCTCTACCACCTTCACGGCGAGGAAGCCAAAAATCTTCCATCATACTCATGAATTTTTTATCATCACGAATTTCTCCCGTTTGTGCGTCATAAACTAGTTTGTTTCTATAACGCATCATAACATCACGAAGATATTGTTCCGCCTTTACTTTTGGAAGATTGCCTACATCAATATAAAAAATACGACGCTCTGGAGCACGAGATAATCTATAAATTACAAGACTATCCTCAATCATGCGAAGTTGGTTGAGTGCTTTAATTGCTTTATGCAAATAAGAAAGTACTGTACCTCTATTCCTATCAACTAACCCTGAAGTGCAATATGCAATTGCATCTTTTGAAATTCTTACTCCATTAGAACTTCCAACTGTTCCAGTTGGGTTTCCTGATAGGTAAGTCATTTTTGGATTATATACGAAATATTCTTCAATATCGACGAAGGTGAAATCCATAGCATCTTCGTCTGGTCTTCTTATTTTATAGGCAGGTTTATTATTATCTTGTTGTTTAGCCTGCCTAACATAACGCATTTTCATTGCGTCAATATAACGAAGTTCTTTAATTCCTTCATGTGGATTTTTTAAATCAATTACTTTATGATAATAAATTTTCCCATCTATATACCAATTTCTGTATATTTCGTGAGATTTTTTATCAAAATCTAAAAGTTCTAAAATATATTTAAACTCTTCTCTTATTTTCTTTTTAATTCCGTCACTTGCATTCAAATTTGATAATTCAATTTCTACAGGTGAATCGTTCGTATCTGAGACAATTGCTTCGTTTACAATATCTTCAATGGCTCCATCCACTTCTGGATGCAAAGCCATTTCTCTATACCTTTTTAAAAGATCAAATTCAGTTTTATAAACACCTTCAATATCAACATATGATCCAAAAAATCCACTTGTCAAATAATGATCAACCCCATCCTCATTATTCTGAGGAATGGGGGAAGATGTGGGTGGTAATTGAGGTGTTTGATCCTCAATAGAAAAACCAAATAATTTTGCCATGAATAAAGGTTAAACTTGCTGTTGCTGATACTATTTATCAGCTGATTCTTTGACCAGTTTGGTCACGTAGTTCACCTACGGTCCAGTATTGGACTTGGAATTCTACAGTATATTCTTCAATTGTATCTCCAGTATCATAAGAAAGATCAATCTGAGATACATTTGTTGGAAAAATATCGTAGAACTTATAAGATCTTAATGGTGGAATGGAAGTTCCATCTGACGCTTGAACATTATTTTGAGAGAATCTTCCAGCTCCAGCACCTCTTCCCAACTGATAAACTTCAGCATTAACCATGTATGAAGTTGGATTGGTAGCTCCAGTGTTATTATCAAGTTTGCTGATTCCATTCATCCACTGCTCAAAGGCAGTTCTTAATCTGAAATCTTCATCGTTGATAACGGTAACTGTCCAAGTATCAAACGTTCTATCTCCAGCAACTTTTAAAATACGTCCTCTAAAAGGAACTTCAATTGGAGCGATGTTTGATGCAGGAAGTGCAGCTGCTTTACATAAGAAATTGAAAGTTCTTACTGATTCGTTATCCCAAGTGACACCTAATGTTCTTGGGAATGATGGAATGGACACTTCAAATAGATTGGGTCTAGCACCACCACCAGCAAGTCTTTCTTTAAATCCTGTAATTGTTCTGAGAGTAGACATTTTAAATTCCTCCTTTTGTAAATTTTAAGCAATTAGTTTACTTAAACTGTTCCAACTACTTCGTCAAAGCTAACACCAGTGCGGGTAGCAACGAATGTGAGTGTTACGAAGTTAATTGATTTCGCTGGTTTCAGATAAATTTCAGCTCTAAATTCATTATTGTCAATAATGTCTGGTGTGTTATTAGATTCATCACAAACAACAAGGAAGTCATAAACACCTCTCTTTGATTGAACATCACGTAAATAAGGTTCAACAATGTTTACAAAGTTTGCTCTAGTAATTGAATCGTTGAATTCAAATAGTTGAGCTTCTGCTGCTCTCTTCAATGCTCTCTTGATAGTGATAAAGAGTCTTCTAACATTAATTCTATCAAATGCAGATTGATATGTTAGTGCAGTTTTATCACCAAAAAGTAGAATTCCAGTTCCAGGAGAAGAAATGATAGGATTGATTCTGTTTGGATAGATGGCGTCTCTTTGTAATTTTGATGGATTGTATGCTAATTTAATAGCATTGTTAAGAACACCTCTCTGCTGACCAGCAGGAGAATACCAAGAATATTGGTCAAGAGAAGTTCTAACCATCAATCCAGCAACGTCTGCATTGCATGGGATATAGACGAATTGATTATTGAATCTATCGTATGTGTACTTCCAACCACTATCAAATACCCCATAAGATGAGGAAATTGAAATTCCATTAAAGAATCTATTAATGTTCGTTGTTTGAGTTGCAGATCCCAGTGGTCCAGCAGAACCTAGAACATTTGATCTATTTGGAGAAATTACAGCAAGACAATCCTTTCTGTTAGCCGCAATAGTAATAAGATTAATTGCGTATGCTTGGGATTGAGTCTCATCTGGTAGTCCAGGACCTCCAATTAGGTAGTCTACTACCTTATCGTCATCATTATCAAATAATCCGTAAGCAGTATTTAAACTTCCCAAATCTGCAGCAAACTGTCCAGATTGATTGGATGCTGCGTAGTCAACACCTTTCCAATATGTTAATGAACCATCTGCTACATCTCCACCTAAAGTATAGGATTTATTTCCAATTACATTAAATGAAGTGCCTTGAGCTTCTTGATTCCAAATACCATTTGAGGTTGAATCTGGAGTTGTCGATATACCACCAACAACAGTTGTAAATTGTGGTGCTATTGCGCTAGTTCCAGAAGACTGATTTGTTCCAGCATAAAGAACTGATGAGAAATTTGCAATGTAAGACTTATACCAATTTTTGGATGGAGAATTTATTTCAGAAATTGAATCTTGTGCTTTTGAAAGACCTACAAACTTCTCAACTAACGTTCCCTTTGTTCCTGTAAAAGTACCTAAATCATCTATAACTACTAAATGCAATTCGTCATTCTTACCACCTCTAGCCAATGAATAATTGGTAGATTTTGGTCTTGGTGCGAGAGTCTTCCAATAAATTGTATTATTTGTAAGACCTAATGTCTGTTCATTGTACCAGTCTAGAACTGTTCCTAAAGCGGTGGTTGTTGTTGACTGTGTACCAATACCAGTTAAAGTTACTGTTCCGCCAGGTCTTTGGAATGAAATTGTATCTCCCTGATTAAACGCTGCAACTGAACTTCCAGAAGCATAATCTACTACAGTTTCTGTTCCGGCAGTAACGCCAGAAGTAGAAAGTCTAGAAATAATTTTAATATCTACTGTTGAAGTTCCTGTGGTGCTGGAATTAATTCCTACTACAATACCTCTAAGTTTTCCGGTGAAAGATGAGGTCTCTCCTGCGCCAGCAATTGGTTGTGCTGTTAGTGTTTTAAAAATTTCTGTTCCTACAGTAATTCCGGACCCAACTGGGTTTGAGGTAGAAATTGCAACTCTTTGATCTGCAAAAGCATCAATTGTGCAAACTTTTAATCCATTTGCCCAAGTTCCTGGATTTTTTGCTGCATATAAGAAATTAACAGCATCAGCCTCTGCGTAATTTTCGCTATATTCGTCAAAGTTTCTAATTTTTACTGCTGGAGTGCTTACCCCAGAACCTACAATAGCATTTTTTAACGCATTACCATCAACTCTTACTGTTTTTAATTTTCCACCATATGTTAGGAACGATGATGCCGATAACCACCATTCATATTGTCTATCTGTAGAAAGTGGTTTTCCATAAACATTTAATAATTCTTGCTCACTGGTGATATCAATTACCTCATTTACTGGTCCTTTTGAAAAAGGAGCGCAGATCCCGCCTGTATTCTCAAATACGTTATCAGCCCTTCCTACTGTTAGGTCAACTTCCCTAATAAGTACACCGGGAGATAATTGAGGAGTCGCCATGTTTTTCTCCGTAAAATCTCAGTTTATCTAAAAAATATTTATTAAAAAGTTACTTTTCATGGGGGAAACATGACGTGAACTAATCACCAGTCAGGATATTCCCATCCAATCATATTTTTTGGTAAAGATTTTCTTTTTACAATTCTTTTAATAGTACATTCCTTACATTCATAAGAATATGAAGAAGCTACTGGACCTCTATTTTTGCGGGTTCTATAAAAACCATCTATTAAGTTTTTAACTTCACCACAGCATCTACAAGTTCTATCTGCAAGTAATAAATGACCTAGTTTGATTTGCTTATCAATTTCCATTACCCATATTCCCACATGTAAGATCTATCGCCATATTCGTCAGCAAACCACCTGTCTCCATCAGCATCGATAAAACTATTAGATTCTGTACCATCAACTATAAATCCAAATGGAGACATATCTTGTTCTATTTGATTTTTTTGTTCTTCATATAATCTTTTTCTTACATCTTGATCAGTCAGTTCTTTAAAATAGTCTTGGGCAACTAACCAAGCATAGATGACCAAGCACATAGCAAGGTCATCATTACATCCTTCTTCAGCCTCAAATGAATTATGTTTTTGTATAAAAGTTGTAAGTTCACTTATAATTTCATAGTCATTGAAGATTAATTTATCTTCTTCTATCATAGTTTTTAAGTTAAGGCATCCGACTTTTTTAACAGTTTTGGACATCTTAACTCCCAATTGAGTTTTTTTGCCAGAAAATCCTTGCCCAACAATTTGTCCAGCTCTTCCTCTCATAGAGCACATTAGCAAATTATTATATTCCAAATCATACTGAATAATACTGGCTACTTGATCCCCAACATCATTGACTTCGCATAAAATATAAGCATCATTATAACTTTTTGCCACCTCATGGATAATGCTCGGAAATAGCATTGGTTTTATTTCATTATTTCTGTATTTTGCAACAACTGTGTGAGGGAACTGAGTTATATCTGTGACTATAAAAGCTGAATAATCACTTCCCACTCCTCTAGCTACGTCAACAGTAATAAGATAATCGTGATTTTCTTTCGGATCTATGTAAACATCCAATCCAGCATTTCTTTTTCTTGGGTGATCATATACCAAATTTCTTATCTTACTCGGAGCAATTAAGGTATCAACTGATCCTAAAAATTCACATTCAAATTCTACTTTGAATTGTTGTTCGGATGTGTTTGCAATAGTTTGTGATTTCCAGTTTTCATCTCTTCCAGGAACTTCGCTCCAATGAACATCGGTAAATACATATTCATTTTTACCGCGTTCAGCATCATGCCACATTCGATAAAAATGATTCATCCCTTTTGGAGTTGAAACAATTATAACTTTTGTGGATTTACCAGAAGAAATTGTTGGATATACTGAACTAAAAAAGTCATCTGCAATATGATTTGGGACGAAAGCAAATTCGTCCAAGAAAATAATGTTAAAAGACATACCACGAACTGTGGATGCTGATGTTGATGCTGCTAAAATTTTAGATCCATTTTCGAGTTCAAGAGATCCTCTGTTCCAAGCAATAATTCCCTGTTGCATCCATTTGGGTAGGTTTTCATATGCCGTCTGTAACCTATCCAGGAGCTCCCTGGCGGTCGCTGCTTTGTTTGCTAGGATGCCTATGTTAACATTATCATTAAAGACCGCATAGTGGAGCAGGAAAGACACTACAGTGGTTGATTTGCCCGTCTGTCTAGGCATTTTACAGATATTGAATCTGTTCTTATGGAAGTTGTTTATTAATTTTTCTTGAAAGTGGTAAGGTTGAAATGGTTGAAGACCATAGTCTAGAGTTACAATTTTTACATAATTTTTTGCAAAATAAACCGGATCATCTTTACATTTTAAAAACTCAATAATTTGCTCTTGAGTAAATTGTATTTGAGTATTAGCTTTTTTAAGATTGGGATTACCGAGATAAACTTCAGACATAATTCTTACAAGTTCTCAATAATATTCATAGAAGCAACAATTTTTCCATCATTACTTCCACCAGTAATTTCAGTCACACTCAAAACAATCGTATCACTAAGAGTATAAGTTAAGTTAGAACCCATATTTACGAAATTAAGTGCAGTAGCTACATCAACTGCACTTTGCCCACTAAAATAACCAGAGA